GTACCTCGCGCTCAGCAGTTGGAAGCGCATACCAGTCAGCCTCTCCCCGGACAACCTCCTTGATGCACCGACCTCCCCTATCGAATTGTCGCTTCCTTGCCATGGTACCTCCGTGGAGGGGCACTGCCAGGTGCTCGGTGAGGGAGGAGAACGGCCCTCCCTGGCAGTGCCCGCTCGGTTACGCCAGCGCTCGAAAGCCAGCCGTAGTCAGGCGCACGAACCAGTGCTGTGCGCCGCCTCGGAAGCGATACGACACCGCCTTCAGGAAGCCCTTATCGAACAGGGAGCTGAGCGTGCCCGCTCGAAAGGTCTTGTAGGCCGTGGTCGATCGCAGGCCCTTGGAGCCCCGCCCGGAGCTGACATCCGCAATCGCGGAGAGGGTGTTGAATTGGTAGGTGGACATTTGGTACCTCACTAGTGGTTGGTTGATAGTTCAAGAACTAAAACCCAAGGATAGTTCAGGAGTAGTTCCGTGTCAACTGGTGTTGCGTGTTACAACCAGGTTCCCTCCAGCGCCCTTTGCTGTGTAGAGAGCCGCATCCGCCCGCTTAATTAGATGTCCCGGACTGGGCGCAATCCTTCCTTCCAGATCAGTGGAAGTAGCTCCGCAACTGATTGTCACTCGATCGGGATCCCAACACCAATTGGCAATGCGGCTACGCAACTTCTCGGCAATGACAGTTGCCTGCGATGTGTCCGTATCTGGTAGTACCAGTAGGAACTCATCTCCCCCATACCGCCCCACGCTGTCTACACCTCGCAGCGTGTTCTTCGCGACAGAGGCGATCATCTGTAACACCTCGTCACCTGCCGCGTGGCCGCGACTGTCGTTGATGACCTTGAAGTTGTCCACGTCGATCATCACGACAGCAGTGGGGCGACTATATCGTCGCGTGAACTCAAGCGCCTGCTCCAAATGCCTGAGGATGCCACGTCGGTTGTCGATCCCAGTCAGCGGGTCCGTCACTGAGAGCTTCTCGAACACCCTTAGGCGCTCTCTCAGCTCCACGTTCTCATCTCGGAGTACTTGGATGGTGTTGATCATCGCCCCTCCCTGGAACCACAGGGCTCCTGCCCGTGGCTCATCATGTGGTAGCGTACAGTGGTGAAGTCAACAGGCTGGAAGTTCCAGCTGTCCACCCCGATGTCAAAGACCTTGCGATCCATCCGCGGTTCCAGTGTGCCATGGCTGTGCCCATGCAGGTGCCAGCTCCCACGGTGACTGCTCGGCCACACGTCCATGCGGTAGTGGCAGAGGAAGATGAGTTGGCCATCCACCATGATCTCCAGCTGCTCGTGGACTTCATTGAAGTGCTGGATATCCTTGCGATGGTCGTGGTTGCCTTTGATGAGAACCACATCACCGTTCAGCCGGTCCAGATAAGTCGATGGTGTCTTCCGGCCCTTGGAGAGTGAGAAATCCCCGAGGTGGAATACAGTCTGATCGGGTTGTACCCGAGAGTTCCAGGCATCGATCATCGTGGCGTCCATCACTGCCACATTGGGAAACGGTCGGTTGCAATACTTGATGATGTTCGCGTGCCCAAAGTGCGTGTCAGCGATGAACATCACCTTGTTCTTGGAGTACTTGTGCGCCATGATCTTCTCCTTCGGCATCAGCGTAGCACAACTTGAGGGAAACTTGCAAGACAAAGCCCCCGGAGTCTCCCCCGGGGGCCTGGGTCATCAACTGTTGATTGGTTCTAGAAACTATTCATACTTTTACCTCCAGTCGATCAAGCGAAAGGGCAAATGCAAGTAGGCATGCGTTCTATATCGGTCAGGATAGATTATTTCTTTAGCGGAGGCAAGGGGCCGAAGCAGGGGGGCTTATACTGGACGCCATGGATGGTCCGACCGTGGTGTCGGCGAACGCGGGCGCGGAATTGACTGCGCTGCTTGCGCCTCAGTTGCGCATTCTTCACGCGTAGGCCATGGGCGTAGGCCACCGCAGGCTTGTAGATGCGAGGCTCGCACAACTCCGCCATCTCCCGGGCCAGGCGGCGATGCGGGCAGGCGTGCTCCAGATCCAGTGGATTTCCTTGCTCGGATGTAGTGTTCAATTCAGTCTCCAGACAATACGTAGTTAAGCAATTGATGTGCCACGGCCTTGGAATCTTCCAGGTGGTCCTTGAGTGCGGCGATCGTTTCACCTTGAGGCTTCGTTGCAGCGGGTCTGATCCCAGCGTTCCAGAGATCCTCCATGAGCTGTTCTGCTGACTCCTTTGTAATGGTGAACGCAGGCTGGATAAAGCGGCTATCGTCGAGGGGTTCACTCATCGTTATTGGTTCCGCGTAACTGATTCTTCCCTCCCCGAGAGGCTCGCGGATATAAATCTCGATACCCATGGCGGGCATATTAAAGAAGGCTGACACTTGGATAGGTCGTCTCAATTCAGTCTCCTCAGATACTCCGGCTCCCAATAGGGCCGGGCCTTCGATCGATACTCAGTTATCTTCTCTACCATGATCCAGCCTGACTCCACGCAGGTGAAGTCACCCATCAGCTTTGCGGCGGATCCCAGCAAGGAGGTGAGGCCACTCTGGAAGCAATGAACAGGGCGATCACCATAGTCTTGGGTGTCATCGTGCGCATGAATCACTAGCACACCCTCAACCACCATCAGACGGATCATGAAGTTGTCCAGCTCGGGGACATCAAAGCTAAATGGATTCTTCTCCACGAACTCAATCAGTGTCATCAGGATCCAGCTCCTTCGCTCGGCGTTCGTGGTAGTCGGCGAGTGACATTGAAGTCGTGGCCTTGTTAAGCTCTCCAGACTGCGCCCAGCCTGTAGCCTTCTGCGCATACTTGGTAGAGAGGCGGCGATGCTTTTCAGCCCGCCGCCTCAACCACACGTTCAAAAGTATTCGATGGCTCAGTCTCATGGGCACAGCAGGAAGGGCACGCCAAGGGCATTGTACACCGTCAGGCATACCACATCACCGGCAGAGGCAACGGCTTTACGATGACGCTGCGCCTGGACCAGCGACCGGAATGAATTCACAACAGGGGTGTCCGCTGAGGTGTACCGATCGTAATCCTCCAGGTGGTTCATGTCCCGAAGTTCAGACGTTCCTGCGATCTTGTCTGGGTTGTCAGAGCAACGAAGCTCCCCCATGGTACTACAATGGATGTCACCAGCCTTGGAGGGCGAGGCGACGATGAGATGAAGCCCAGCTGCGATAGCGAAGGCGAGTAGAATAAGCAGCCAGTTCTTTCTGAAATGTGTCATAGGTAAACTCCATAGGTTTCATGATCTCCACTATAATTAGGGAAGTCACTGAACCCAACTACAGTATTTCGCATAACAGTGTCCATGTCAACCGGTTCCAAACAAATACCTCTCACCTTCTCATCAGGCTTATCAGGCTCGGGGTCTAGTTTGGCCGCAGCCAAGCGCAGGAGTGATGCTAGTAAACGTCGCAAGGCTTCGGATTCTCCACGTAACTCAGTTGATTCAGAATCTGTGTCGCATTCACTATTGAGGTCCTAGGTTGCAGTACAGCTGCGCGTCCAGCGGCGTTAGCGATCTTCAGCGAGTCATGCCAGTCACCACCAGCAAGGCGGCCAAGCAGCAAGGCGGCAGCGAACACATCACCCGCGCCGCACACCATGGGGTCCTCAACGGGTGTCGTTGGAGAGGACTCACCATTCACGATGTCAGCCCCCAAGGGTCCACCCGTTACGACAATGGAGCAATCATCCCTCAGTCCAGAAGTGTCGAGCAACTCGAACTCCTCAGTGTTGGGGGTTACGCAGTCAAACACGTTGTTCAGTACGAAGGACGGAGTGCTGCGGTGAGGATCCAGGTGCATGGTCAAGTCCCCGCTCAAAACCTTCATGTCCATGAGGCGGCGCATCATCGGACACCCAATAGCGCCGTGCCCGTAATCAGAGAATAGGACACCATCAGCCCACCCATGAGTATTACCTAGCTCCCTGGCCATTATGGTGGCACACCCCAGACTGACTTTGCCTTCACTCACTCGATCAATTCTCACAGCTCCGAAGTCGCTATCAAACGACTCCACGCGAGTCTTCGTAGTTGTCACCACATCAGAGAGCCCAGGAGCTGAGATCACGCTGTTGCGGATGCGCCACCTATCCATGAGTCTGGTAACGATCTCGGACTCACGGTCGTTGCCCACGAGGCCCACCAGGCACACCTTAGCGCCCATGGCTGCAAGGTTCGCAGCTACGTTCGCCGCTCCACCGAGATAGGGCGTCTCCGACACCTCGTTATACACAGCCATCTTTCCTGCCGGATCGTCACGGTGGTTGTTGATTACTTCGAGGTAGGTGTCGAGGATGATATCGCCGACAACGACGACCTTCTTCCCCTTCCACGACTCAATGATGCTGGGTAATGTTGTCACTCTTGGTCCCTTCGTTTGAATGGTAGCAGCACCAGCTGTACCGGTAGGAGCAGCAACCAAAGTGAAAAGTAGTAGATGACACTCAACAGAGCCATCCACGCTCTGTAGAGATGCCAGCTCATAGTCCTGGGCCTGGGGCAGTCACTGATGTAATATTCTGTGACTTCTGTGCTGTCCTTGGCCATTGGATCCCATACCTCTCTGTCAGATCCCGAAGGATAGCATCGTTCTCGGCGATGGCAAAGCCTCCCCGCGGGGCTGTCTTGCCCGAGCTTCGACTGGGCACCCGCCGACGCGAGTGCTTCAATCCTAAGGATTGGAGGCGACGCGGCACTGTGTTCAGGGGCAGGCCCGTGCGCTCCAACGCTTTGTCATGAAGATGCTCAGTGGTGATGAATAGATCCTTTCCATCGTCGATGATGTGAGCCTCGCCATCGTCGATGACTGAACATAGAGCATCAATCAGGTACGACTCCTCGGAAGTTTCCCTAGTCTTCTTAGCGTCGGCTCTCCGCTGCGACGCCACAGCCATCAGGTTGTTCAGCTCCAGAGTCATCCCATCAGGTACCATAGACACCAGCGGAAAGAACACCTGGCCAACAAATGTCCCGGCCTCTCGCCGGAGCCGGATAGCCCTTGGTCCCTCGGGATCCGGAAGTCCTCTTGAGAGTGCTCTCCCTCGGAATGCCAACAGCTCGCCACGAAGCACGGCTGCGTCCTCGTAGAAGCGAGCGGGCAGGCACATGAGGTCCATGCTCTCAGGGACTGTGATATCGGACATCTTGATATTGACGGTCCTCCGAGCGAGTGACTCGTCCTCATCGTGACCATAACCAGCGAAGATCTTGCAGCCGAAGAGGGGGAACTGCTGGATCACCTTGCGCCCACCGGGGGCATCGACGACTCTAATCACGCCCATGCCTCGGCGGTATCCTAGGCACAGGGTATCGACCATCTTCTGTTGTGATTCCCTTGACATCCCGCGGTCCAGGTGGAACTCGTCAAACACCATGGTGATGAAGCCGAAGTACTCGACGACTCTATGGATGTTCGACACGGTGGGCTGAGACACGAAGCTTCTGGAGCACAGAGAGGACATCACCTCCAACCCTCGGCCCTTGCCGGTGCCGGGCGGGCCGTAGAAGCGGAGGTAGGGGACGTGGTGGAAGCCCGCGTCCTCAAGCCGGTAGCTCATCAGGACGTAGGCCACCAGGCAGTCGTAGACACTCTCGTCCAGATGCACCCAAGTCTGGATGAAGTCCCGTACCGCAATCCACAGCTGCTTGGAGGACATCGGCTTATCGGGAGGGGACTGAGGCAGGATCAGCGTGCGCTCTTCAAGGTACTGGAGCGTGGCGCCCTCCACATCAGGCAGGAAGGTAGTGCCGTCGTAGCTCCACGAGTCCATAGTGCGCCAGCCCCGATGAGTGCGATCGATATCGGTGTCGCCGTACTTCGCCAGCTCGGGGGTCACGTCCTCCAGTGGGCCGTAGACGGACAATGCCGTTCTACGAGTCTTCTCATCGTACACCATCATGATGAGGGTGGGCTCATCGTCGCCCTGCTGCCAGATGCGCCGAGACTGGACGAAGGCCATCACGTCCTCTGCGGCATCCTTTTCGCGCTTGTCTAGCTCCTCTGCGCCCTCCCAGTCGCTGGTGCCCAGCAGCTGGAACAGCGCGGCCTGGGCAGCGTCTGGGGTGGCAAAGGTGGCGAGCCAGTCCTCAACGTCCTGCCCCTCGGTGGGGAGATCGACGATGGCAACTCTGAGCGCCCCGGAGTCCAGCGCCTGGCGGGCTGCCTTGATGACGGCAGCTCTCCCAGCAGGGTCGGGGTCGAGCAGGAAGCGGACGGACTTGCCCTCGTAGACAGCGGCGCGATCGACGGCAGCAGCTGTGCCCCTCGCCCAGAAGTTGTTGACCCCGCCACCGCATAGCACGCCAGTAGCCCCGATAGAAAGCAGCGCCACAGCGTGGCCCTCTCCCTCGACTGCGATCAGCTCCTTCTTTGCCCTATCGTCCACCAGCAACGGGCGCAAGCCGTAGGGGGCCTTCGACTTAAACGGCGCTCCGGTCTTGGCGTTGTGGGGCCGCTCACTCTTCACCAGGAACCACTTGGTGTCGGAGGCCATCAGGATAGCAGGAAACTTACCCTGGTCGCCCACCGACAGGCACCCATCGTCAGGCTGGTCTGAATGAAAGAGTGAAGCAGAGCGCTCTGCGTCAAAGAACTTGAAGCGATCCAGAGCTTGTGCTTTCTGTCCGCTAGTCAGCAAGATTCAGCACCTTTGTTCTAATGACCTGCTTGGCCTGCTCGACGAGTCGCTGAGCGCGACGGGGCTGGATGCCGAGGAGTTGTCCTGCTTTCGATGCGTCCATATCAGTGCTGATCATTCCAAGAAGCCCAACTTGCTCAAAGGTGATCACTCCGTGGTTGTACGCCTGAGTGATGAGGCTACGCAACTCCTCGGCTGAATTCTCGTCCTGAGGCAATGCGGCAATGCCCACAAGGTCATCGATGTCAGTCACGATCTCTCGGCCTTGGTCTCTACCCTTCTTCAGAAGGTGGTTGGATAGCCACCCCCTCAAGTTGAGGTTCACCCACTGCTGCAACGGCACACCCCTGGAGGCGTCATACCGGGGGATGATCGATGTGAGCAAGTATGTGTATGCCTCGCTATACAGGTCTTCGCTATCGACGTTCAGCCCAGCGCGTCGGGCATGGTTGCCCCACAGCCCTGCCATGCGCCGGCACGCGGGGAGGTGCTGTTCAACGAGCTGGTTTCGCTCCGCGTCATTCATACTCTTCTAGCGCCTCATCGGACATCGGGTGGCTCAGAGCTTCAGGCTGTAGCGCTAGGGGTATCCCCGCCTTCTTGTCCAGGCGCCCCTGTGGGCGTGTGCAACCGTCCTCATGTTCTGCGTTGTCCAGCTTCCTTGCACCCACGGCGAGGTTCACCACCCATGTGATGACACCACAGTCCCGACAGCGCGCAGCGGGCATGTCTTGCTTCTTCTCTCTCTCACCTACAAGGCCATCATCAATCACCGCTCAATAGCTCCTTGTGTGCCTTCCCTCCGGCGAATATCAACTCATCGACTGCCTGGTAGAGGAAGGTAAGACGCCCAGGGGGAGCCACAACCAGCGCATCCTTCGGCAGCTTGCGCCACTCCTCGTCGGAGGTGTGCCCAGTTCTTGTGCTCTCAGCACCCAGCTTGATAGTCTGCCACACCACACCGTCGCGGCTGTGGATAGCCTCGAACTCATTAGTAAATCGGACATCAGAGACGACCCACTTGCAATCTCGGAAGGCATCTACTTGAGTAGCGATACCGTGCTTCACCCAAGTAGCCCTATCGAGGAAGCGGAAGCCATCAGTACCGATATGCTCCATGATCTTGCGTCCGGTCTGCGGTGTCCCACTCGGATCGGTGATACCAGGCAGCTCCTCGTTCTTGTCTGCTTGAGATCCAAAGAAGTGTCGCGGCTCGGCACCTAGTGGTCCGTACACACGGAGGCAAACTACTTTCAGTGGCTCGGCCCATGACAGACGCCGGTAACCATAATGCTCCACAAGATAGTCCGCTACAGCGTCCTTGCCGGATCCAATGTCACCGCACAGTCCGATTATCTGTGGAAAGTTCTCACTCATTCGTCATCTCCCTTTAGCATGCCTCTTGGGATCGGTCGCATCTGCGCCGTCTCCACAACGTAGGCACCATGGCCCTTCGCCCAACCACCACGAGGGAGGGGCTCGCCCCCTCGATAGAACACGGACCTCCGATCGAACTCTGATCTTCCTCGGATGTATCCCAACACCCAGAGGCGCCGGGGAGCACTCATGCTGTACCAACAGAGGATCACCAGGTCTACGTCCTTGATAGGCTCGCGATCCTGGTGCATGGGAATGGTCACGAAGTTGAACTTCGATGGGTGTGTCCAGCCTTTCGTGACAGTCCGCGTCTTGACTTCAACGCGAGACACACCAACCTCACCACCTGCGCTTAAAGTTTCCCGCGCACTCTGGCCAGTACCCAGTGCCAGGTCGTAGGCGAGGATAGGTGAGGGCTCGCACCACATATCACCCACGGCTGCGTTGACTGCTCGACAGATCGCACGCTCGGCGGCGAAGCCAGCCCAGGAAGCCCGACCTCGCTTCCGCCACCAGCTCTTGCCCAGCATCTCGCGCATCTGCTTGCGCCCATACTTCTCGTCAGCGCAGGTGAGGCGGATCGGAACGTAGTCAATCGGTTCTGCCATCAGTGAAGTCCCTGTTTCAATATCAGTGCTCCGATAGCCATGCAACCAGAGCCAGCAAGAACGAGAGACCAGCTCCCTATCTCCCCTGAAGCGAGGAAGTACACTGCCCCGGTGCGGCACACCGTGTTACCGAGTGAGAACACCGCCCACGCCCACAGCCAGTGGGGTGCCCCATTCCACGCAAGATACAGACAAGTCTGTGTGATGAGGATGAGGGGGATGGTGAAGGGTGCCGCATCCAACCAACGATCGTTGGTCCTGTTGAAATACTCAAGACCAACGATCGCGATATTGGACACGAAGGATGCTGCCCACCAAGGGATCATTAGAGTCCTGCGTCCTGGTCGGAGCCCTCTGCTTCCTTGGCCGCAGCCTTGGCACTTGCCTGCGCACTCCGCGCCTCATCAGAGGCCTCGTCACGCTCCTCTGCCTCAGCAGCTCGCTGCAACAGAGCGGTGTAACCGGCACGCTGGAGGGCGAAGTTCTCACGCATGACCTTGGTGAGTGCCCCCTCGAACTCGAACACGGCGGTGCTGTACTCGCCATTGGCACCCTCGTTGTTCTTCAGCTTGATCGTGGTCAGTGCCTCATGCGGGAACAGGCGACCTTCAACCGTTCCGATCTTCTGGCAGTACGCCGCCCACGGCTTGAACGAGCGGTTGGTGAACCGGATCCGCACGGGGAGATCCTCCCCCGGAACCATGACAGCCAAACTGATGTAGTTGGTACACGTCTGGGGGCTATCTTCCTTCTGATTCTTCATAGCCTCGAACGCTGCCTCACGCGCATCGCGTTGCTTCGCGTCGCGGTTACGGGGACAGGAAGCACAACCCTTCTCGGACTGTGGAGTCTCCGCGTTGCCTGCGATGAGCAGACCATCATTGCTGAAGCAGGGCGGTAGTTCACCGGCCTCGGTGGAACCGAACTTGCTATCCCAGTAGCTGTTGTGCCGGGTGAAGGCCACGACAACTCCGGTGATTCCGACTTCGCCCGGGATCTGCTTACCGTCAGCTCTTTGATACAAATTGGCGCCGTGGCCCTTGATCTTGACGACTTCCAACATGGGGCGAACGTTGCCCATGGCCTCACGGACATCAGCACCGGTAGCGGTTCCCTTCTCGATTGCTTCACCAGTCTGAACAGTTTTGCGGAGGGAATCCACGGTGAAATCACCGAGACCTTCCATCTCCAGGCCTACGGGGGCGATGACTGTTTCTTCTGACTGCTCTGCTGTCTCTGTCTTCTTTGCTTTCTTCGCCATTTCGATCTAGCTCCTTGTTTTGGCGGTATCCTTCTTGATACCGCGGACAATTAGAATCTTCTTTGGGATCACACTGATGCCGGGAGGGAAGGACTCGTCTGTCTCATCCACACCCTTGTTGGTGTACTCCCTGCGTATGAAACCGTTGCGGGCCTGGGCGTTCACGGTCAGCATGTCGGGGTGGTGCTCCTGGACCCAATCGATGAAGGCCGCGGGGTCATCCACCGCAGTATCGTAGCGCTCGGACACGGTACAGTTCTCACCGCCTCCACCCATGCCCTTGAACTGCTTGGTACCCTGCGTCTCCATCGCCTCGATCATCCGCCACTGCTGTGCATCCAGCTCGGCATTCACGATCTTCAGCGACTCCTTTAGAGCTGCTTGTCGATGGCGCAGGACCACCACGTCGGCGAACTCGTTCTCAAGGGAGCCAAGCTCCTCAGTACCCAGCTCATTGCTGTCGGTACCGTCGGAGCCTCCTGCATCAGTGAGGAGCTGATCGAGGACACCGGGTGTGTCGCTCTCTGGGAAGTGCTTCTGCATCGCTCCATCGAACTGAGCGAGAATACTGGGGTCTGCTTCTTTCGTCTTCTTACCGGCCACGTATACTCCTTGTCAGCCTAACGCTGTCATCTTCGAAATGTTCAGTTGATACCTCTAGGATCATCGCGCCCTCTGTTGTTAGACACTGAAAACAGTGGGAGATCCCGGGGAGGATGTCCACGATGTCTCCTTTGCGGAGGTGCATCGGCACACCTCCGAGAGTGAGAAGCACTTCTCCTCCTAGCATAGTGAAGGTTTCGGTCTTCTTCTCATGGTAATGGATGCTACAACAAGCGCCGAAGTCTACGTACAGAATCTTGCCGCAGTATAGAGGGCTGTTAGCGAGCCACTCCTCCTGGCCCCACACCTTCTTATGGACCTCGGGTCGTCGGATCATAGCGCTGCCAGCATTGATTTCATGGAGTCTCCTGTTACCACGTCGGCTAGGTTCTGCTTGTTCCGCAGAGCCTCAAGCTGAACGTGTGAGAGTGTCTTTTTCATCCGGTTCCCTCGGGCAGGGGGAGCGAGGCCTAGAAGATAAACTTCAGTCACTGGCCTAGTCTGCCCCTTGCGGTCAACGCGCTTCCTCGCCTGCGCCCACGTCCCATACTTGAACGTCAACCCATAGAAGAGGATAGTATCTGCGACCGTAAGATTCAACCCCTTGGAGCCACATTCCCACTGAACGATGAGAACTCTGCATTCTGGATCATCCTTAAAGCGCTGCCGTCGGAGATCTCGCTCATCCTCCTTGACACCACCATGAAAACTAACTGGATTCCAGCCATTCCTCTCACACATCTCGGACAGAGCCTCAATCTCAGTCGCAGGGTGCTCCGCAAAGATCACGACCTTGCGCTGCGGGTCGAGCATCGCAGTCTTCATGTAGCCTTCAATGGCATCCAGGAATGGATTAGACTTCAGGGCCTTCCACCCTGCGTCCACGCCATCGCTGTCCATACACTTCACGAAGCCACCCAGAACCTGAGCCATCTTCTGATACCTGGTGAGGATGTTGCGGCCATCGATCAGGAAGTCACCATGCTCAGCCATCATATCCGACTTCAGCTCGCGCAGAATGCGCCCCTGCTCCGCACTCAGCTCAACAGGGAGCGTGCGGGCAGTCACAGGCGGTAGATCCAGGCAGTCCTTGGCTAGTGCCCTGAAAGACACCCGGGAGAGGCGCCGGTTGAGGTCGTCAAGGTTGCTATAGCCGGTGATGGTAGATACGAAGCGCGTGCCACCTCCCCTAGTTCTAACGGAGATGCGCTGCCGACGGGCGTAGGCACGATCGAATGAGAGTGCGGTGTTGAAGCCAAGACACCCGGGCTCCAGGATCTCGAACTGCGAGAACACATCCAGCGGGCTGCACTCCACAGGCGTACCGTTCAGAATCATACGGTAGTCGAACTTCTTCGACAACGTGGTTATCGCGTTGGTCGTGAGAGCATTCGGGTTCTTAACCTCGCCAGATTCATCAGCCACGAACATACCAGGCGGTGCAGCAGAAATAATGTCCAGTGTGCCCTGAAAGCGAGTAGCGGCGGGTGTCCGCTTGTTGATGTCGTATGCGAACTCCTCGTAGTTGGTAACGATCCATAGCAGCGAATCAGTCTCCTTGGCGAGTAGGCGCCGGAGGTACGCTTGTCGCTTGTCGCGGGAGCCTCGCAATATACGGACCTTCGGCTCACCCTCGGTGTGTATAATGACTTCGCCATCGTCGGCTCCCCATGTACCCTTCAAGTGATTCGGCGCCACAACCATCACCCACTTGATGAGGCCCTGCGCGTGCAAGTGATTGGCAAGGCCCACAGTGACGAGGGACTTCCCTGTACCCTGCTCCATCAGCAGGGCGGCGTAGTTGGCTCCAGCCGCGATGCGCGATATGCAGAAGTTCATCCCCCGCACCTGCTGCTCCATAGGCTCGGTACACAAAAGAGGGTCGAAGATCAGCTCCTGCTCTTTCTCCTTCAGGGACTCCGCCTGATTCAGAGCCTCCCTCATCGATTGAAGATCGTTGACAGCTCCGAGGGCTTCCTTCGCTACCTCAGGGTCAAACGCAAGCATGATGTCACTGCACACGTCAGCGTCGTAGGGGAAGCTGAACACCGCTGAGCCCTCAACGGTGCCCTCGTGGTGGCACCCGCGGATCTGACGCGCAGCAGCGCGCAAGGGGAGGATGCTCGGGAGCACCAGCACCAGGCGCGTGCCGTCTCTGCTTAGTCGGAGCTGCTTCACTTAGGCCTGGCCACCAGATAGCCCTCATGGCGCTGCTGGATCTCGCACAAGTGCGTTTTGCCCAGCGCATCGATGAATGCGTCGGGTGTACCTATCGGACCAAGCGTCACCCTCCCATCGGGCTGTGTGTACTTGAATGGTCCGTTGGCGAACTCCTCAGTAGAGTACAGGCGCCAGTCGTCGATGATGAAGACATCGCCGCTGTGATCGTAGTTGCTATTGACGATGCTAAGGATTTCATCCTCTAGCGGCAGCTTCGGTGCATCACCAGGGTCACCATAGCGCTCGGGGAGGTGAGCATCCAGCCACCACAGGGTTGGTCCCTTCAAACAACCAACAATTACCTCAATGTATGTGCGTGAATCCCCCCGAAGAATCGACCACCTCTCATCGCAGGGTCGTTCCAAAACCATTCGGTCGCGAGCCTTTCGACACAAATCAGGCTGCAACTCAACACTCCACAATCTCTTGAACGGAAACCGCATCGCATGGAGGAGGCCATCACCTTTCCACGTCCCTGTCTCAACGAAGTTGTTGAGCTTGTAACTACTCTGTATCTGGTAGATAGGCCATGTGCTTAGTAATCCCATTAGCTTCTCACCAGTGCGACCAGGCGCTGCTTCTGCTCCATCCCAGCAGGTTGATCCTCAGTATACAGGACCTTCCAGTTGTTAGGGATGTGTAGGCCACGGGGAAACCAGCTGTAGCCATTTCCGCCAGGACCCGTCGCGCCATCGAAAGTCTGGGCAGGATCCGTGGCGAACGATAGGAGCACATACCGATGGAATCCCGTGCGACTGAGGAGGTAGTCAACCAGGTCGTCATGAACAGAATTCTCGGGGATGTGGTAGAGGACATCCACCGCTGCAACAAGATCAACTCGAAGTGGGTCTTGGAGATCACTAGAGAGGAAGTCACCGAAGGTAGAGAGGACGAACTCCAGCTCTGGGTAACGCTCAATAGCGGTCGCTACGATAGGAGCGCAACCATCTACACCCATGTACATGATGCGGTTGAAATCCTCCCATCGATCGAGGTACATCATGTCACCGATACCGAAGTCGAGCATTCGAAGGGCAACACCGCGGTGTCCAACAAAGTCCTGATAGATGGCACGCATCGCCTTGGTCTTGGTCTCTGTCCACGCCGCGTTGTTACCGGAGAGCTTGCCGTTCCGGGCAAAGGACACCTCCATATGCTTCATCGACTCAATCTCGGTTGTCGCCTTCATACTTTCTCCCATCCGTAACCAAGAGCGGCATAGGCGTCACCAGCCAGCTCGAATAAAAGTTCAAACTCATCGACGTTGAACTCTTGCTCCCATCGACCGATGCGCTGGGTGCGATTTACTGCGTCATGGAGAGCGGAACTAGCGTGAGCTACATGCTTGTGCGGATTGTTAGTCATAAGGCAAGCTGCGCTGCGACCTAGTTCCTCAGGATCAATCCCACCTACGAAGCGAGCTATACCCCTCCCTACTATCATAGGGTGCATCACCAAGTCCTCATAGCGAACGATGGTGATACTGGAGTCATGGCGACTCCGAGCGAAGGCTTCAAGCCTCGCCCAGAAAGTAGCGATGATGACACGCGCTGGGTACTTCGATAGCTCTTTCGACTCGGCGGGTGACAGCGCCCAATCCCACTGGTCGTTGGTGCGCTTGCGTAACCACTCCTCTGTACTCTGGCCATTCTTCCTGTTCGCCCTCACAACACTGCACGCCACATCTCGACCGTCCCGAACGATGTGGAGACCACGGCCTCCCGTGATGTCACACACCTCAGCCAAGCGGACGATGTGACGAGGCTCCTTATCCACGATGCGCATCTCCCCACGTCGAGTCCACTGACGTAGCGCCGCTGGATCAGATACTCCTTGACCAGGATGACCGAGGCGGAGGATCGCTGCACTCTGCTCATAGGCTACACAGCAGTTAGCTACTCCCTCGAAGAGTTGACCGAGGATGGTGGTGCCGCTGCGCCCATGTCCTGCGATATGAATCGGTGTGTAGATCACTTTGTACTGTTCCCGGGGAGTAGACGCACAGTGCGCGCACGACGAGTTCGCGCCACCTTGTGGTCCATTTCGGTATTTCCATCGTGTGGTTCGGTCCTGAGAACGTTACCTCCAGGAGCGTAGTATCTCGCAGCGTACTGGTTCCGCATGTCATCTCTGATTGCTATGTCCTGCTCGTAGCGAACAGCCGCCATCCCTGGTTCGGCGATCAGCTCAGTACCATCAGACAGCTCCAACCAGTTCTCATCCACGATGCGGTTGTAGTCTACACTGAACATACCATTAGACCGAACTCGCGCGAAGGCCAGCCCATGCACCCATGTGTCGATCATCTGACCACGGGCGTAAGGAGGCGGCGGGTCGATGCTCGCCAAGCAACCAATGGACATCGCCATGTACTCACCGGTAAGATTGCGAAGAGAGGCAATCTGATACTGATGGTTGTGGCCGTAAATGGTTGATACGCCAGTCTTCTTAATCATGTCAGCGGGAGTGCGCACCCCCTTGATGTGTCCATGCGTGAAGTGCAAGTCTCCGATCGCCCAGAAGCTGTTTTCAGGTACCCACTCCCACACGCGCTCATCCATACGGAGGCGCCTCTTGAGATTCACCATGTCACGCATGGTTGGGTACTTGGCCTCGAACTGCGTTGCCCACGCCTCGTGATTACCCTCGATGAAGATCACTTTGATGCCATGTGCCGCGGTGATGGCTTGAATGTCATCGAGTCGGTTGTTCACCAAGGCGATGTCCTCTTCAACAAAGACTTGATCCGCCCTAAGGGCAGACCAGCGACTCATCGACTCCCAGTTTCCGAAGTCTCCGATGATGACGAAGTGGGTTATTCTATCACCGTAATGGACGAGAGCCTGAATCATCAGATCCCAGCACGGGAGTGAATACGTCGGAGTATCAATCATATACCCAATGTGAACATCGGGTATGACCATGACGAAGTGTTCCTTCTGAGAGGGTGCCCGCCGCTTCGGAGGTCTGTACGTCAATTAACTTCCTTTGGATCTTCGGGTGCAACAGGACTCTCGGGTACCCCCGCGGCGTTCTCCGCTTCAGTCCACTTCGTGAGGCTATCTACCAGCTCCTTAGCTTTCTTTCCAAGAGGTCTCTCATCATCCTTCTTGAGGCGACTCTCAGTGACGGTGCTGGGCTTGCCCCGGTCCACGCGCTCCAACTCTATGACTGTCTTGAGTGCTCGGGAAAGCGTCTCCAATCCGGGAGCCTCGGCTCGCTCAACAGGATTCGGACTCTTGAGTGCCCTGACCGCGTTGTCAAGAGCAGTCTCGACAGCCTCAGCTGCCGCCATGGCAACCGGAATCAAGCGCTGCGTGCGTGCCGACTCAATCTCATCCGCCAGTGCCTCGTAGTACGCGAGGAACAGTGGCTCGCGCAGCCACCGATACAAGGTAGTGCGATTCACTCCCTCGTCAGTGGCGATCTTTGTACGGTGGATGCCTCGTAGCAGTGCCTCTGCTACGCGCTTGTGTTGCTCGGTTAAGACTGTTAGTCCTGCCATTATGCCCCTTCCACTCTTATATCAACTCCATTCATCTTTCTGCGATACTCCCTGAGTAAGTCAGGCAACTTCTTCTCCCACCTCTGGATGAAGTACTCACCATTGTGGTGATCCTGCTTTCCACAGAGAGAGCGGGTACCCCCCTCTCCGTGTATAGCCACAGCGTCACGAGCGCATCCGACGCTGCCACCCCTCTCCAAGATCTTCAAACACAAGTCAGTGTCCTCAAACCCGTAGTTGTAACCCTCGTCGAATCCGCCCACTTCGTTGAATACATCTGCACGCACCATCGCAGCAGCAAACGTCACCGACGGGGTGTAAACAAAACCCTGCCCGCGATAGCGGTCTCGGGGCTCATTCCTTCCAATGTGGTCGCACCTGTATGGTAGCACGATTCGGGTACCGGCATGATTCACCGTACCGTCCTCATGGAGAAGAAGCGCTCCGATCACATCAGCCTGATTCCGGTACCACCACAACCTGTCAAGGAACAGAGGCTCCGGGATGGCGTCGTCATTCAGGAACAGGATCCACTCGGTGTCGGGAGCGGCCTTCACCGCGGTGTTGTTTCCGACGGAGAAGCTCGTATTGAAGCGCGGATCGAGGGTGGCCCAATCGGCCTTCAAGGCAAGCGATACCTTTTCGGGGTCGCGGTCATTGTTCACCAGGACTCCGAGGTACTGCGGAACCTCCCCCTCCTGCTGAGCCAGGGCCTTCAGCAGTCGCTGGAAGTACTTGATGTTTCGGCTCAGCGTCACGATAGTGAGTTCACACGCCATGATGAACTAGCCCCCCATCTACAAACATATCCACACTCTGCCACGCCTGATGACAATTATCGCGCGGCAGTGCCAACTTGTCACCGAGTGTAGCTACAGGCTCAATGAGGAAGTCTGCGAACTCAGCCTCAACAGCGCCAGGCATCTGAGACCACTTGAAGATCTCCTGGTTGTACACGGCAATCAGCATCTCAGCTCGCTCCGCGTCCCAGCCCTCACGCGCCATCAGTGACGAAACGATGGCCTCTGGCTTGCGCCTAACGATCACCGGGAGCAGCTCCAAACCCATGCGGTCAGCGAAACGCCTCCATAGTGGGAGCATCACGCACATCCTCGGATCCTTGACACCGGGCAGATCCACCTCACCCATGCGGTTTAGCTCATACCAACGGCAGAGACTATCCAAGGCCAAGGTTCCCTCTCGGCTCCAAAAGGCACTGCCTCTTAAGATAGGCCGACGGCACCACGCCCTACCATTCAACGCAAGGAGTCGATCGTGTGCTCGAACGACAGGCATCGCCTCGTAGTAGCCCTTCGGGTTATCACTGCTCGCGGGCATCAGCTGGTTACCAAAGTCCACCCCCAAGCGAGCGAGAGTGCCCGCAACAGCAGAAGTCCCACTGCGGTGCATCCCTATGACACACAGAAGCTTACTCGGCATCAGGCATCACCAGCTCGGGGGCTTCTGGCTCCTCGATATCGATGAACTCGCGCAGCGCCTTGGCGATACGCCCCGGTGTCAGCGAGGCAACCCACGCACCTGGATCAGCCTTCGGGAACGGGCCAGCGGGGAACGTATCCCCAGCGATCTCAGTATCCGTCGGAATCACAGATGCAGTAGGCGCCTCGTAGTGACTCAGCCGAGTCTCCGGAGAGAAGAGTGAGAAGCAACCCAGCGTCGGGGTACCCACCGCTGCCGCCAAGTGCATGACTCCAGAGTCCGCAGCGACGACTGCCCCCACACACGATAGGATGCACACCAGCGTTTCCATATCAGACTGACCAGACATATCGAGCACCCCATTGAGGCGGATGCCGAGGTTCGTCTCGCCAACGACGAGAGGCGTAAGCCCCATGCCCTTGATGAGCGGGAACATCTGGGTCAGGTAGTTCCGGGGCAACTGCCGGTGAGGGCTGCCAGACTCGAACGCCAGTGCGACGCATGAAGTTGGATCCACTCCAAACTGCTCCAGGAACTGCGCCCGGATCATCTGGACCTTCTCCTCATCCAGTGTCACACCGAAGGGGAGGAGTTCATCGTCCTCTAGCCCCATCCAACGAGAAATCGTCAGAGAACGGTTGACGCTCGGATCTCCCCACGTCGATCTATGCTTCGGAAAGTACAGACCTTCAAGTCGAATCGTCGTGTTGACAGACGTGTTCGGAGTCTTGTGGGTCTCGTAGGCATCGGCCAATCCCAGTAACCGCGCAAGGTGCAAGCGCTGGCGCTGGACACGAAGCTTGACAGAGCCGTGCTTCCGCAGCGCCTCCAGGGCCGGACCAGCCATGACGAGATCTCCGTGCCCTGGGTTGTTTACCATGGTCACGAGGAACTCGTGCTCATCGCCGGGTACCGCCATCTTCATCCCACTTCTCTCCTTCATCAGCTCCTTCTCCTGCTCAGCCACGATGCCAACCCACTGCTGCTGGACACTCTCTAGGCTGGACACTCGCTCGACGAAAGCCCTCCCCTTATCGCTGTGGCGCTTGAACTTGGGACGCTTCCCATCGATGATGTTCATGATCGTCTTGGCCGCGTTGGCCGCGTTCGGGAAACCCATGCGGCGAGCGTACCCTCCACGCATGACGTGTGAGCGCTTCGCTGTCTCATAGAGGTGGACGTTGGGGGTGTCCTTGTGCCAGGCAGCTCGGGCACTATCGTTCGGAACGACGCACGGAACGCCACAGGCAAGAGCCTCCCACAGAGGATACTGGAAACCCTCGCCAGTGCTCGTGGAGAGGAACACGTCGGCAGAGGCGTAGATAGTGCGGGACATCTCCTCTTCGGGGACTCCGCCACCAGCGGGCCAGATGATATCTCTTCCGCGCTGAAGACCATAGCGCTCCGCCATCAGCGGGAGGTTGTAACCGAGTCCGGCACCCTGCGACTCCTCATCCTCCATCATGTGCTGGTTCAGGAGGAGCTTGCCACGCAGGCTGGGCCGCTGCTTCAGGATGCGCTCCATAACCTCCTGCGCCATCCAATTGATCTTGCGCTGCTGATTCCGCTCCAACTGGAGGATCACGAACGTATCCGGATCAACACCAAGGCGCTGCTTCGCATCCCGGCGCTCCTCGTCCGTGGGTATGGCGTACTTCTCCAGATCCACACCGTGAGGGATGACTTTCAGGCGCTGTTCGAGTGCCTCGCGATTCGACTTGCCACCAGCCAGCTGAATCGTCCACTCCATCAGATCGTGAACATGACTGGCCATAGTAACAGGGACATCGAAGTACGCATCCGCGCCCAGAACGGACATCTCGAAATGTGAGAGCGGCCCACCATCGACAGGGAACCAACCCATCATGCGAAAGCCAGGATTAGCCTGCCGCAAGGAGTGGAAGACAGCAAGCGCCGACGTTGGCGGTTCGGTGCCGGGCACCGGATACTTCCACGGAACCTCGGGATCAAACGTCGTCCACATCATATCGAACTCTTCGCCCTGAACGATGCGCGGGATCTCATGGAGTCCGTAGGGATCCGACTCTCTCAGCGTGGGGGCGTACACCTTCCACGGAATGTCTTGGATCGTCACTGGATCCAGATTCACAGCCAGTTGAGTGATGGTATGCCCTGCGTCGTGTAATGCGTGGAGGATGTGCTGGGCGGATCGGCCAAAGCCGGTGTGGGCTGTTGGTGCGTCGCACCATGCAAAGATTCTAGCCACGTTCAGGACTCCAGTGTCTTAGTGAGCTGATCCACATACGCCTGAATTGCCATGCGTGCTCTGGACTTGCTCTGTTTATGCGGCATGATCCCTCTGTCTCTTCGGTGCTTGGCAATAGTCGCGGAGGCAATACCACTCCGCCTAGCCAGTTCCCGATCAGAGATCTTGCCTAGAAGGTGAACCACCCTGGCCACCCGATCGTACTTTGGAATGCGCAACTCTCTTCGTAACCGCCCTACAAGACTACGGTGTACGCCTAGCTCCGCAGCGAGGGACAGATCCGTACACTTTCCCAGACGCATGATAATCGAACTGTAGTCATTCCGTTGTCCGGGCTCATGTTCTATGCTAGACTGGTCGATAAGCTCAGCATCGGAGGTAGCACTCAATGAACCAGCCCTCATCCCTTACTTTCAGCGCCTTCGCCTCCATCAGTATTGATCGACGCATTCTCACTGAAGGTACAACTCAAGGATACCTGCGCTTGCTCGATCACGCAACCCCCACGCTGGGGTGCCACCAGATCGGAGCTATCTCACGCGGACACGTTCAGGAGTGCCTGGCTGATTGTCGCGACAAGCTCTCCCCATCGACAGCCCAGAACGTGCTGAAGCTCATCCGAAGCATCCTGAGAGACGCAGGCAGCACCGCTGCCGACAACATCACTGTTCCTGTCCATGAGCCCAGCATCAGAGTGCTGGACGCAAGTGAGGTTAGCACACTCCGCACGTACCTGGCCGCACTTGAAACACCGACAGCCTACGCCCTCCTCGTACTGATGGGAACAGGCTTGAGGCGGAGTGAGCTTCTGAATCTGACTGTGGATGATTGGAGAAGTGGGAGCCGACAGCTGCATGTGGCGCGCTCCAAGTCTCGACGAGTGCGAGACGTGGATGTTCCTGACTCGCTGTGTGAGGTGCTTGAGAAAGCTGTCTCTGACAGGATGAAACAAGATAGTGTCACTCCTCATTTCGAAAGTCTGAAAAAAGCCCGAGTAAATTTTCAGAGTAGAGCTGAGACCAGTGGGCCGCTGTTCGCCATCAGTAAAGACACTCTGCGACGCGCGCTGAATAGTGCCTGTGAAGCTGTTGGTCTTCCTCACATACGCATCCACGCCCTGAGGCATACCCGCATCACCTACCTTCTCATCCGAGGTGTCACTCCCCTATACGTTAGCCAGCAAGCAGGACATAGCTCTCCTGCTTTCACCCTATCGAGGTATGGCCACCTTGTCGCCGCCTCAACAGAGCAGCGAAGATCCTGGTGTAACGCCTAGCTTCTAACGGTCTTCAGGCTGAATGACAGATTGGCCGGATCAGTCCCAGACACCGACCCTAACACCGCGGTCACCCGGTCACCTGAGGTGACACTATTGGCACTCGTAGCCGTGTGGATACCCTGCGATCCTGATGCTGTCACGTCACTCATACCCGATACCGGAGTACCATTGATAGCGACGGTAGCCTGAACTTGGCCAGGTCCAGCAAACGGAGTAACCTCAACATCAGCCATGATTCTGATAACCGTACCAGAAAATACCCCGTTCGTAACATTCACTCTCATTAGATGGCTCAAATCAATATCATACAGATGTACGCCTGGATCGAAACGAACAGTCTTTCGATACTCATCAATACCTGATGTAGTGATATCAACGGTACCATCCTGAAGAGCTAGGCCGCCTGCACCATTATCAGTAACCCGAAAGAGCTGAATCAACCCAGGGCTTCCCTCTTCTGTAACCTGAAACGAGAATGACATAGCCGTCACCCAACCGGTCTGAACTGCTTGAGGCCCTGACTCAGGTTTTCCTACCTGATTCCCCTGGAATGAATAGTTCAAGTTTCTAACTCGGGTACCAGATAAAGTGGCACCAACCTCGTGCCCCCATGTGTACTTATGTACATGACCAATGGTGCCTGACGCTGTTCTAACAGCTAGGTCTTGAATCTCATAGTCGTAGAAGGCTCTCTCATCCAGCACAAGAGTGTCACCACTGAGCACCGTTTGGGTGTGATGTCTGATCGACTCAATAAGGCCCGCTATACTCTGCGCACCAGCTAGCTCCAGACTCCCTGATAGTGCCAGACTACCATCCAACGCGAAGGATGTGGCCGCAGGCTCCAGGTCAACAAAGTTGCTACGCATCTTACCAATGTCACCACCAGCCCCTCGGACAACATTGACATCAGCCGGTATCGTTTTATCATACGCCACAGCACAACTCCTCTAAACTTGTGAAAACCGATCCAACCACCGCTGACCAGTGTTGAACTCATCCGCCCATGTGTCAAGCTGATCGAATCTATCAGCCCAAGTAAGCGCCTCAGATATATCCTGAACAGGCGCAACTGCCCTGCATGTGAGATTGAACTTGTCACCATTCTGTGGTTCAGTCATAATCGACTCGACCACGCAACGAGCGCGCTTCGGTGCGTTTCTAGCTGCCAAGAAATCAACCGTAACAACACTCCCACGATCAAGTCCATGCGCTATCCACGCAGTGCTGAAAAAGAAACGCAGCTTGGAGAAAGCATAACGCGACGCCATCGCAGCAGCCATTCCAGCCACACTCGTGGCAGCATCATACTTCGAATTGCCTACGTCCTGTGAATGAGCCCAGAACTTAAACCGCCCTCTTGGGTCTAGCTGCTCGCCAAAGATAGCCACGCTATCAGCGTCTTCTTGATCCTCTGAACGCTGCCACGTCGGCTGCGATTCTGAATAGTCTGGAGCGTAATCGATCAAGACTTTGTTAATGATATCAGAAACAGGTGTACGCTCCAGCGTTGTCCCGTTGTTTAGCATGGTGTTTGTGCCAGAGATACCGGGGAGGACAAACGACTGTACAACCTGAAAAGACTCTACGACAGAGAGTGGCTCATGAAACACCATCTCATGTCCACTCGGTCCATAGTGGAAGTCAGCACGCGCCTGTATAGCTAACTGCCTCTCCAGCTCTGACCAGCTATTGATCGGGTCAAGCAAAACAAAGTTCCACCTAATGTTCTCATCCTGGTGTCTTGCGTCCGCGGCATCATATGCTGATTCATTGATCGTATTAAGCCTACCATCCACTCCAAGAAGATGCGCCTGTAAACCCGCCATCGCAGCAGCCGGACGACTGATAGGCTGCTGCGTGAAACCACGGACAGTCTCAGTATCTCTCCAAGGACTAAGGACATCACTCCCATCGGCAGCCACCGCATACTCTGTAATCTGCGAACCCCTGAGATCCGGAGGCATGCGAAACACAACATCGGCATACTGCATGACCGGCCCTACAGCACCAGAGACCCCTGTACCAACACTGACATCCGTATCTCTAGTCAGCTCTATATCAACTTCTAGGTCATGCTCCCACCAAACCTCCTGGACATTTCCAGCTGTCGCCGAGGACATCCGCACTGTCTCATTGAAGTTTCTAGTCGTAGGCTGCGTGAATCTGTATGTACCAGCGGAGCCCACAGAGCCAAAGGTGATTGTACCTGTGGAGTCCTTGAAGTCGACTGAGCCAGTCGAGATAACATGCAGCGTGCTGGCTGTGGTGTCATCATCCGAGAAGGGTGCAGGTGGACTGTTGAATGTGATAGTGATGACATTCAGTGGATCTACTAGAACCGCAGTTGAAGCGTTTCCATCACGAGCCTCCACATTATCCGCACCTGTTCCACCAGTGCCATAGTTCAACTTACTGGTCATGCGCTCTTTATTGTTGGTACCAAATACAGGTTGCGCAGTGACCTCTACATCATTCGGATCATTTTGCTCAAAGAATACTGGCACGTTGGGGTCAGCTGTACTCCCCCTAGGTAGCCTAAGGTATGTTTCGTTATTTCCCAAGTTACTAACATGGGCAGAGCCTCCGCCTGTAACAGAGATCTCAAACGGCCATCGCTCAGGGTCAGCCGTAACAATGCGCCCACTAGCAAACCTGAAACCCACTGAGCCAGCCAAGTCAGGCGAGTAGAGTAAACGATATTCTGCAAGAGCCCACCGAAAACCATCGACACTAGGTACCTCTTGAACATAGGCCCCTCGTGGGACAGCGGCGGCCAAACCGCTTGCCAACTCAAACGTTAGAAGATTGTTGATTGCATCAAACACGACAGCACCAAAGTCAGGTACTACCGAATGCACGGGGGTTTGGTAATGCAGCACCACCTTAGTCACATTGACACCACCCGCTGACTTCATCATGTTAATACCTGAAGTCAGTGGATGAATCTGAATAACAGTGTCACCAGCGTTATAACCCGACACAGTAAAGCCACGAGTCACAGCAGCTGTCGTGGGTGGCCGAAACCATGTATCCGGTCTACCCACCACGATGGGATATGCCTTACCAATATCACGCTTGTCTAAACCAGTGCTATTCGTGGAGGTTGGCTCAGGTGGAATCACTAGGCGCTGGCGCACTACCTGATTTCTCTTAGCACCGCGGTTGTACAAAACGATATTAAACCCATCCAGGTTCATATCTTGAGGAGCACCAAAGAAGCCATCTAGAACTAGCGTCGTCCAATCTGCGTCAGCTAGATCACTCATGCTTGTACCAGGCTTTAGATAGCCTACACGCAGCGTGGCCTTTGTATTCTCCCATCCGTAGACATCATCTACAACCGACTCCATCACGGACACAGAGGCATTCAACGGTAGATTCATGACAGGTATGATAATCGCTGGAGAGCTTGGACTGCCACCAGGAGTGAATGCCGCAGCACGCATCACATTCTGTGGGTATAGAATCATGTTGTCAAACGTCTGACCGAGCGCCTGCCCACTCCGAGTAGACCAATAAAAGTCCACATCAGAATGAGAACCACGCCCCTTCAACTGACCGCTCAGTAGATAGACCGCTCCCTCAAGATTGGAACGCTGAGTGGCGACACTCTGATTTACTGAAATGTCAAGCTGATTGCTACTCATAGAACAACCGCGACCTCTTGAACAGTAACACTAAGTCTATCAACTCCAGCCTCATCCTGGAATGGAAATGGTGGCTCAGGTACCTCTGCCCAGTACTCGCTAGCGAGGTCATCCTTGAAATAAAACGACTCACCACCTGCCACACCATCAATCCATGTGTTAATCGAATCTACCTCAGCTCCACTAATAGCCACAAGCTGATATCCAGTTCTCTTAAGGACAGGGCCATCCTTCTTAACAAAAGGCTGACCACCGGGGATGTGGATGCGACTAAACTGGCGCACCTTGACTCGATTGACACCAACCTCTGGAGAGCGCGGAAACTGAAACTTATTAGATAGAGACATCTCTTGAGCAGTGTACTGGCTCCCAGAAACGCTACCACTCACTGTGAGCCTCCAGACTCTCCGCGCTGTTGCTCCAGAGAACTCCCTCACAAAAGTCTCAGTATCACCTGATAGTGTGAAGTCAAGTAACGTTGCATTGTTTCCACCACCAACGTCTTCTGACTCAAGAATGAACCTGTGACCACTGACAGCTAATCCTCTTGGAATTGCCAGCGCATCAGCAGTCTGATCACTCGTAAGAGTAACCTGAACAAAGCCGGAAGGTGTCACACCACTCGTAACACGATACCCAAGGCTGATGGAACCATCAGCAATCCTACCAACCACATTACTGCTCGTGGCGTTACTCCCTGATAGCGCTCCCCCACTAAACAGATTTCCATAATACGAAATGGGCTTCATAACTCATCAAACCTCAAAATCTATTTCCACCAAACCCAGCAGTTCTAACTGCGTTTGCGGTCGGGATAGTACCAAGCCTCTCAGCCTCTCTTGTTCTAGCTTGGATGAACTGATTGCGCTCCGTAGGATCGAATATCCCGAGCCTACTCAGCTCGGATACTAGATCGCTATTGAACTGAGCTAGCGCTTGGTTCACCTGCGCCCGCGCCACGGCGGCCATCTGATCAGCAACTGCTCTGGCACTGCGAGCCTGGATACCCCCGAAGATCCCACCAGTTCTATTGATACTTCGGCGTGCCTGACCAAGTGACTGCAATGTTGAGAAGACATCAGACGTGTCAAGACCCAAGCTCCCACCGGCTCTGCGCCCGCTGTCATCACCACCAGCTCCGCCGACGCCACCTCCTCCAATGCCACTCGCTGCGGCGGAAGCATCGTCAAATGCACCTGCCGCACCCTCCGCCTCTTGCCGCATGCGCGAGGTCTGATCGGCGGCTAGTGCGATCACATCGGCGAGAGTCTTAGTAGCAGGCAACAAGTTCTCACGAGTCATCCCAGTCATCTCTCGTAGCATCTCAAGCCTCTTTGCCAACCCTCTGTTTATATTTATGGTCACTCCCTCTTGTTCCCGCGCATGAGTAACCATCTCATCCATATTCTGTCTAGCGGAAGAAGTAAAGGTGTGAACTCCTCTCCAAAGCTTGGCCAAGGTGCTCGTCTTATCAACGTTGTCCCTGATGGCAGCAGAAGCAGCCTCTGTCTCCGTCACCACGTCCTCAGCTGCCCGAGCTACCTGCTCGATCGCAAACTTCGTCGCATCAGACTCGGACTTCATCTTCGCGATCTCGCCAGCTATTTGACCGAGATCCTTCTTCATCTCGCTAGATGTCTTTCTCAACTCCCCCATGAACGGAAGGCGAGAGAACGCCTCAATCAGATTAGCGATAGTCTTCTGAATATCGAAAGCTAGATCCTTAGCGATGATACTCAGCTCCAAAGAACCGATCTTTACCACTCCAATCACTTGGGCGATGAACAACTTAACATTCGCAATCCAAATGGGTACATTCAAGGACGTGTCTGCAATCTTATCAATCGTCGCAAGGAGGCTAGTAGCCATACCCTTAAACATATCAGTCATCGCCGCCTTGTTCTGGCGCGCCATACCCACTATCACCTTGACAGCACCAATCCCAGCCTTGGTCAGGGCGTCGAGAACTGGATTGATCGCATCACCCACAGCGATCTTGAGATCCAAGAAGGCATTGATGAGCCGCTTGCGCAGACCCTGGGTAGTGTCGGCAACCTTACGGGAGAAATCCCCCAAGATCTCAGTAGTGAACTTGAATGCCTCTCCGGCCTTCAGTTGCTCCTCAGTGAGAACAGACAAAACAGGAAACGTCTCGCGCAACTCACCAAGCATACCAGCCATCGTCTTACCAAACTGGAACGCAGACTGGAGAGCATCGCGACCGGTGGCGGAGGAATAGTCCAACACCGCCTTGGTGCTCATAACCAGGGTGTCCGACTGAACACCAAGAATCGAAAGGGTCTTGGCAATTGAAAGTGTCATCGTTCTACTGTGCTGAGTGGAATCCTGCATCGCCTGCGCGAATTCCTCAAGTTCCTTAGTGACCGTCCCTACGTTGCTGACACCCTGTAGCGACAGCGATACAGCCAAGTTCCGGACAGACTGCTGCATATCAGCAGCAGCCTGGGAGCTTTCCTTTAAGAAACCAATCAAGCTCTTCAGTGGTGCAGTAACCCCACGGATGATCCCGGGGAGCACCAACATCAGGTCTCTGAGGACCGCAAGGTTCTTAGCGAATGATCCGAAGCCCGCACCGGACTTCTTCACGTTCTTGCCCATCTTGTCTAAAGCCTTCGTAGCCCGCGAAAGAGCTTGGATGAAACCCTTGGCGTCTAGGTCTAATTGGCCTGTAACCTTGCCAGCATTAAACGACACTTACAATCCTTTTCTCGCTTTGAGATGCGATGCCTTCACAGCACTCTCTACCTTATCCTCGAACGGTTCTGTTGATTCAGGTGCGAGTACATCCAACATCCCACCACCAAGATAAACGAACTCACCTAGTGTCAACGTTCCGTCACTCAGATTCCTCAGCGTGTACTGCGGGTAGAAGTTCAGGAACTTCGCTATCAGCCCCCTCGTCGGGCTCCCCCCCTTCTTCCTCCGTGCGAAAGGACAACCTCCCAAGCGTGTTGAGCGCTTCGGTTGCGGGCTTCAAGAGCGCCGCCTCCTCCGGGGGTGTCAGATCCTTCCTATCCATCGCCTTCCCCACGGTGGGGGACAGAGCGCGCAGGATAGGGCGTAGGAACTCGAACACTTTCTTGGTGAACGCGTGAGAATCCTTCGCGTTCTCATCGTCATCTGGCAGCAGGGGGATCACATCGTCATTGAAGATGCTCGACGCATTGAGGAGTGAGAAGACAGTCCCTCCCAGGATGTGCTCCTCACCTCGGAATCGGATGATGATTGGCTTGAAGTCCTCTGCTGCTGCGTCGATGTCGAAGATATCTGTAGACACGGTTATATACACTCCTTGAGTAGAAGTGCCTGGGGGCAACATACCCCCAGGCGCTGTTCATGTTTCCTCGATACTCTCAAAAAAGCCCGAGTAGACTTTTGGTACCGAGGAAGAGTTACTAGCCGCCACTGACAACCGATCCGGAGTAGATCCGGTACGGAGTCTCAACCCCACTGATGGTCGTCCGGTACAGCTGGAACGTCACCGGAGTAACCATCTGGTTCTCCTCCGACAACACAACGTCACCAAGCTCAACCGGCGCGGCCTTTTCGGCGATCAGAGTCATGCTCCCATCGCGAGCGACGATCCGCAGCTCCTTGGCATTGGCGCGGAACGAATCCCCGGGCACTGCCTTCGGCAAGAGAACCACAGTCCCACTCACCCCATCTTGGCTGGTAGCGAATGGATAGATGACCCCCGAAAGGGTAGGCAACCCAGTCGAGTCTGACACGGGGATGGTGAACATCGTCGTGTCACCTCGGCGGAGAGTATCCACCGGATTGACGTTGCCCTCATCATTCGCCGTCAAATCCAAGTTCTCAAGAGTCGTGGACCATACCACGTCACCAAACACCCGAACCTGGGTGCCCCCAAAGTACACATCCGCGGACAGCCCGTGGACGGTATCTGTTGCAAACGCCATTCTATGTACCTCCGTCCTTTCTGATTAGTGCGTCAAAGTTCACGCTGAACATGAACCGCTCTGGTGGCTGTCCAGCTGACGGCCCCAGCGGGACCGATTGTGGCAGCGCAATCGCGCGAATCCACAGTACATCGTGACCCGCAAGAGTCACGCTGATTCGTTCATTCAATCTATCGTAGACAGCACGACACGCCGTCTGCCCACTCACCATATCGTTCGAGTCCACCAGCGCCTGGAAAGCATACTGCTCCTTGGCAGCGTGGGGGAACGGCAACCCTCCGGTCTGATTGATCACCACGTAGGTGTCGGCACCAGTCTCCCGGCGCAGGTTCTCTTGGATACAGACGCCAGACTGTGCATTGATCGTACCCACACTACCGGACACCAGATCGTCCACAACCGCTTTAAGGAAGTCAGCCATTACCTTCGGCGCCTCCCACTCCGTCGTCTCCCAGCACCCCGGCGCCCGCCCTCAGCCCCTCGCCAAAACGCGATGAGTGCCTTGCCCAGATTCTTCGACATCGCATCCTGCATGAACCGAAGAGGTCGCTCCATGTACTTAGGACCAGCGGGTCCAAGGTTGTTGCCAGGCTTGCGCCGCGTGCGTGGCCCTCTTGCATCTTCTGGATTCTCATGCGCAGCGGCAGCATGCGAAACGTTGAACGTCACGCTAGCTATGATACGCTTCCCCTTATCCTCAACCCGAACAGTAGTACTTGCCTCCAGATCGCCAATATCATGAGGTGCCAGCTCCACGGACAGTGCCTCAAGCGTATTCCCAAGGCGCAGCATCCCCTGCTCTGCAACGGTAGCGTACACCCCCGCGCCGAACTCGTCAATCATCTCAACGAGACCATCAATGGGTATGCTGAGACCTGACTCTGCCACTACACCCTCTCCTGAAGCTGCAATCCAATATGATCCACGACCCCACGATCACTCCGACCGGGGATGACCTTCAATACGATGTAGGTTACGGCACTCACCACCATCTGATCGCGTCTCTCTACGTCAGTGCCCGCAGGCACGAAGGCCAGCGCGTCGGTGGAGTTGACCTCGCCTGTGGTACTGATGAGGGCCTGCATCTTACGATCAAAGAACGCACACTTGATCGAAGTAGTAGTCTCTCCAGCTATGAGCTGGTTACGCTCATTCAGCGTAGGTCGCGACAACAAGGCGGGCGTCCGCATCCGAATTGCTGTGCCCATCAGCTACACTCCTGATCACTGAACCAGTTGCTGGTTCCTGCTACTAACCACGCCGCACCAACGGCATCGTCTTTCCAATCGGGGATACCCTCTGTATCCATCCAATCCGGTCCAATGGCACTGTCAAGCCAATCTGGTGGGAACTCGGGGTCATACCAGTCACACGGCCCTCTCGCTACTTTCGCTACAGTGATGCGAAGCGTCGCCACAAGAGTCTCCAGTGGCCGACTCGTCTGCAACTGGATGAACTGCGCAGTCGGAGGAGCCACCCGCCACACCTGTACATCAATGATATCCCCATCATCAAGTTCATCGGCATACAGCTGATTACAGAACTCAAGCTCAGTCTCTACCTGACCAGTAGGCCAGTCGGCGAAGGCTGTCTCTGACTCGGGGGTCTGACCACCCACTCCATTGAGCCATGTACCTGTTCCAATCCGACCAACGAACTCTGTAGTGTCAACTCCTTGCGTCAAGCCTGTACTCTCTCGCGTCTTGATCCCAGTGCTAGTGCTGGTCACATCCTGATACGCACCACTATTCAAGCTGTACATCTGAATGAACTGAGCCTCATCCTCCCACGGAAGATCCGACTGAATCAACCACCGCGGTCGAAAGCCATTCTGGCCTCCAATGAATCCATCCCCTGAAGCAAACAGTGTCACGTCAGTGTTAACCGGTGCTAGCCACGTCGCCCCACCACTTCCTGGTGCTAGGTTCTCTGGACCATTGTTCGCTCTAACTCTGAAGGCAGCCTGTGTCCAGTCGTCACCGATGCGTTGCCTCCTAATAATGACATTAGGAGTGTTATCATATCCAGCCTGAAACACATCACCATTGCTCTCGCGAAGCCTGAAGTTGATCGAATCGTCTTGATCATTGCTTACCTTAAAGCGTAAAGAGACCTCAACCTCTGCTTGTCTCTTGACTCCCTCGAAAGGTATATTGCCTGTAAATTGACCTGACCGCATGGCCGCATTATTGTCATCTACATAGAAGGCTGCACCAACTGTTGCGATACTCCTTGGAACATCATCATTATGATCATAAAAGTCATTCGATGGATCAAAGTCAACTTCAACAAAAGCTGAGCTAGTGCTGACAACAACAAATCCAGTGCTATTTCTATTTCTATGCCATCTGAGTGCAACACCATCAGGACTGCTACTCTCTACCGTTGCCCGGAGGCGCATGATTCCGCCAGTGAAGTTATTAGCCGCCACCTCCCAAGGTATTGACTCATTGATCTCGCCTGCATGAGTAGCCTCACCATCTGCCAAGCCACCATCATTAAACTTAACCACAAAGTTCACTTGAGACAGGTCATTATCAGGAACTCTCATAGCTAGTTACTCAGATCCTCTAAACACGACCAGCACGTCGATTCAACTCGATACGCAATGGTTCCTCTACTACATCACTGATGAATGGGTGAAAGGGATAGCCCATGTTGCGCGCATCAAAGATGGCCTGCTGAATGATCTCCAGTTTATTCATACCTGTATCAGCCACTGCTCCATTCAGCATCTCAAGAATCTCATCACGATTCATGATTGCGTTTGGGAAACGCTTGTCTTTTCTAACTATCTCCTGAGTTCTATAGAACTCACCATCAGGCACCCACTTACCATGAATCTGAACAAAGGACTCACCATCACCAGTCCGATCATTCACACCCTTCTGATCACCACCAACAAAGGCACCCTCAGTACGCGCACCTCCCTCGGGAGCTGCTCTCAGATAGAGGATATAATCATCATCGGCTACCTCTCGCCTATCACCCCACTCATCTGTGTAGGTACAGAACGTGCCCAACCGTCGAGGTGCGTCCCAAGGCTCACCATCAAGATGACTGAACTCATCCGCATTGGTGAACTCACCATTGATGAACGTACCCTCACGATATCGAATAACCCATGCTCTGGGCCTGGGTGCGTCGTTATCTCTCGGTGCTGAGTCCTCATAAAGCGGCACTCTTACAACCTCCCGGTCACCTTCAGGAGATCGCGAAGGATCGCCTTTGTCTTGGGTGCGATGAACCGCGCCATCCCATGATTCAACGTAGGAATCCGAGTCTCACTGTACCCACTGCCATACGTTCTCGACTGGACATCGGCCTCCTCGTTGGTGCTGACGGCGGTGTCGCCCAAACCGTACTCCTCGCTCCCGAAGTGGATTCCATACTCCACCTGGAAAGCCACAGCCTGCTCCAGCACGTCAGGTAGCCTCGGAGAACCAAAGGGATCCTGGTCCACGAAGCGAGGGAACTTGCTCTCCTGATGAACCATGAACTCAGTCGTTTCCGACAGCGCCACAGTGAACCCAGTGAGTAGCGTGACTGAATCGGTAGTACTGGCAATGATCTGACGCTTCTGACCAGCGCCGGATTCATTCAAGAGGTGGACGTACACACCGCCCTTCGCCCAGTAGTTGGGGCGACGATCACCAAACGTGGTTGAAGGGAGAGTCGTGGAGCCGGAGGCTACCACGGCAGAGGGCTTACCGGTGAGGTCATGTGCGATGAACCGCACATGCTTCCCCACATAGGCGTCGATCAAGACCTCAGCGTCGTTGATAAACTTCACCGACAACGCCTCGTCTGTGACGCCAGACATCGTATGGATGTAACCAGCGAGGGCGGAGGGTGCGATATAATTGAACTTCGATGTCGCCAACTGTTACCCTCCGTGCTGCACAAAAGCCCCGCCCGCCACACAGGCAGACGGGGCTATGATTCTTTCAATGCGACTCAGCAACCAACCTGCTACGGTCGATCAATGACCACCATCAGATTGGAGTCGATGGTCTTCTGACCCCAGATCGCTCGACCGGAGTAACCGACCGAGAAGTGGCGCGGCTGGTCGAACACCCGAACGTCGATCGTCCGGAGCATGGCCATGGCCAGCGCAACCCGGTGCATGCAGATGGCGTCGCCGCCAGTGGCAACCGGGATGTTGTTCGACATGAAGACTTCAAGGCCGAGGACCGTACCAATGAAGCCAGTCTTGTTGATCGTTGAACCAGCAACTGCGTCTGCTCGCACGAAGTCATTGGTATTCAAGAGGTCCGAGTAGGCGTTGGGATTCACGACGAGAACGCGATCCGTCTGCGGGGCGTTGTTCTCATTGAGGATCTCAATGGCCGAGACCAGCGTGGCCTTGTTGACGGCGCCAGACAGCGTGGTCCCTGCGTTGGCCGCTTCCGCGAAAACGAACTGGTCGATGACCGATGCGAGTGCAGCGGAGCGCTGCTTCAGGATCGACTCGCCGAGGGCGACGTTGGCCTGATCCTGCTCTGCATAGCGAACCTGGAAATGGAAGCCCTTCTCCTTGTCCAGATTCAGCAAGAGAGTGGACTCCGTTGCGTCATCCGGACTGTCGATCAGATTCGACACGTCGTCGATCTGCGCCGTGCTGTACTGGAACTTCGGAATCCGCACGGCCTCCGCAGCTCCACCTGGATCGACCCAAGTAAGGTTCACGACTTGAGGCGCAATCGCAGCAGCCGCAAACTCTAGGTATGCGACATCACTGAAGCGTGTCGGATAGAAGTTGTTGAAAACGTTGGCCATCTGCTATTCATCTCCTGCAAAGGCCCATAGGTGGGCCGGGTTTACCAACCCAGCCACCGAGAGCTAGTTGCTCTGTGCGAAGGAGTTGGCGTTGACCGCCTTGGGCCATGTGTGTTCTGAGCGCTTTGCTCGCGCTTGAAAATCCTCAGTCAGTCGTACTTCCACTGGAGTCGCGAGGTACTCCTCCATCGTAATCAAGTCGTCACCACCACCCTGATTCGCGGGGTTGGAGGGAGTCACTGGCCGACGCGGAGGCGCCGGAGTCTCATCTCCCGATGGGGCTGGCTTTTCCTTCTTGAAGAGTGCGGGATACTTGGTGACGACTGCTGAAACCGCGGCATCCACGGCGCCCGCTTCGGGGGTGCCAGCGTCATCCGTCGGAATCGCATCCAGATCAACCAAACCACGCAGTGCCGACGCCTGCTCTCCCGCGAAGCCACTGGCTCCAATCGCATCGGAGAGCTGATTGCCAATGGAAAGCTTGGTTACTCGGGCTTCTGCCACGGCTACACGATCATTGGCGATCTGAAGAGCCGCGTCCATGTTCCCAGCGCTCTGCTCAGCTGCCTGGCGTCGGGCTGATTCAGCCTCGACTTCCGCGTCAGCTTGCTTCTTCGCGGCTGCCTTGAGCCGTCGATTCTCGCCTTGCATCGCGTCATGCTCTGCCTGGCTGATGGCAACATGGCCTTCGGGGAGTTCGTTGGTGCCTTGCCCTTCTTCTTCCTTGGCCATGGATATCGCTCCATCGGGTCTACAGCTATACAGGCCTGATACATCCGGCTGTGTGCGGATGGGCCTCTCCCGATCAAGTCGGGGAATCTCTTACACTCATTACATTAACGACCAGTCCTCGCTGAACGCGGCGTTCTTGGTATTAAATCAGAGTTTCTGCCCAGGATCGGCAGGGGGATCGAGGGCGCCGGGATCGTCGGGAAGCCTACGGGCAGCGGAGGCTGCTCGACATCCACGCCGATGGCAACCACGTAGCGGTGCTGGCAGTTGGGATGGAACAGGCCAGCGGCTCTAGCGTCGTCCACAGTCGGGAGATTGGGTGTAGCTCCGGTCAGCGACAGCAGCTCTCCCTCCCAAGCTCGGCAAACATCGTGTAGGGTGCCATTGGCAATCACCCTCACCACATCGACTCCGTTGGAGAGGTACCGCGTCCGGAACGACTCGCGGCGAGCCTCAGCCACAGCAGTCCGGCCCAGCATCTCGGCGTAGCGCCCAACACGCCAGAAGCGCCCAGAGGGCGTCTGAACCATCGGCCCATCGCGCCCCATGCGGACCACACCATCGGCATCCAGGGCAGCGATTACGGCATCGAAGCCCTCAAAGCGATTGCCCAACACCAAGGATCTGGAGATGGCATCTCGAACGAAAGACAGATCTGAGCTGATTCGCCCTTCGAGTGCAGCCAGCGATTGCGTCTCAAGCTGCGTCAGTGGCAGATTCGAGCCGCGCCCCGCGGCGCCCAGAGTGCGCTCCGCCGCCTCGGATCCAACACGAAACTCGCCTCCTACATTGTCACCAGCCCACCTCTCAGTGCGAGCACCCATCGTCGCCAAGTCGCGCCGAAGGCGTCGAAGAACCCTTTCGATATCCACTCTATTCTGTGTACCTCGGGCAAGGCGAAATAGGTCTTCTAGTTGCCTCTCTACGCGCTCATACATCGCGACCAATCGGTCAGCTGATCTCGGCATCTAAAAAGCCCTTAAAAAGCCCGAGTAGACTTAATTTTCTTCGCCAGTTTCCTCATCAGTCTTGTCATCGCCACCACCCCCACCAAACGGTGTTGGCTTGGTTGCCTCGAACTCGGGTGTGCCTGCTTGAGACAGAACGCTGTTGGCCTCAGCTGAACTCATCCCATACGCGATCTCCAGCAGCGCAACTCCAGAGTCCCTTGGGATCCGGCCGCTAGCGACTGCCACGATCGTGTCAATCAGCGCCTTCATCTGACCACCATTCGGCAGATTCTTCTGGATCTCGGACTGAACGCCCAGTCCCGGATCGCCAGTGAGGTCCGCACCCTCTTCCTCGCCACCTGTCTCAAGCTCATCCTTGACGGCAACAGCGGCACCCGCTGTGGTAGCGGGTGACCCATGGAACGTCGCGGCGCCAGCCGCGGCCTCATCCACGCGATCTTGAAGGATCTCGTCCAACTCAGCATCTGCCTCGTTCGGGGTGAGATTGTCCAAGTCACGAACAGCCCTCTTCGTGCTCACCAGTCCAGCGTGCTTGCGGGCCACGTAGTCCTCAACTTCCTGCGTCTGGTCCTCCAGAATCGGATCTCCGAAGTGTGGCGTAACACCAGACTTCTTATAACCGTTCTTGCCATCATCCTTGAGCGCAGCCAGCTCCATCTTCTGACCAATCCGGAAGATCGACTCGATGGTGTGCGCCAACACCACGCGCACGTCCTGGACCTTGTTGACTGTTCTATGAGCCTTGAACCGCAGCGCACGGGCCGACTCAACCTGCGACCCATCACGCTCCAAACCGAAGGAAGCAGGGCTGGTCTCAGAGATCATGAACAGGTACTCTTCTAGCTTCTCAATCTCCTTCTCAGCACCAGTCAGTTGGGTGTTCCACGTCAGATACTCAGGCTTGACAGCCTTCTCAAAGATGTCGGGGGACACCTCGATCACGTCGAAGTCGCGCAGATTCGCACGCCCCTGCGAGTCCAAGATTCCGGGGCCAACGATCAGCTTCGGTCGGGCATGCTTCTCCAACACCTCGTCCACCTGCGCCAGCCTGTTCTCCAGGCTGAGTACCAGCGGGGTGATGCGGTTGACCTCGGACTCGCCGAAGTGCTCACCTGCCTTGACTTGAAAACCAAGGTGCAAGAGCGGAATCTCGTCGATACCAGTGGAGTAGTCCTCCAACTCTGGGAACGCAACCTTCACGTTCAGCTTCGCGCCTACCTTCGCACCATCCCATCGGTGGAGGTGGAACGCCACCTCGCCAGGAGTGTGAATCTCGCGCAACACCATCATGTCGCCTGTCCGTGTCTGCACACCCTTGCGCGGATGTGCCTTAGCGTCAAACGGAAACACCCACGCGAGGGTAATCCCATCGATGCGAGTCTTGTCAAGTGGATTCACCTCTGGAAAGTAGTGCGTTGGCTTAACGTAGCGAACCATCGCCTGCGGGATCGTTACACCAGTCTCTTCATCAACCTTATCCTCGATGTCCAGGCGAAGCACTGCATCGCCGTACACAGGGAGCGCCTCGGTGGTCTGCTTCAGCAGCTCACCCAGGTGTGACGCCTTCGTGATCCGATTGACGGTGGCCTGCGCATCTTCCAAGTTGTCGCCAGACGCATTGCCAAGAGCCCTAGCTCTAATATGGAACTCCTGACTCACAGTGTAGTCGCGCATGAGGCGCCCGAACATCCCGGGGAAGTCAAGCGGAATCCAGAACTTCTCAGTGTCGGAGTCAACCCCTCCAGTCCCAGTGCGCAGCGACTTGAAGGCCGCAAGGTGATTCTTCGGATCCATCATCACCTCTGCGTTGATATACCCCGCAATGCGCTTCTTCGCTGGAGCATCCGGGACGTAATAGATCTGCCCCGGGGTGTGTGCCCCTGCAATCTCACGCTCCCCACCTCCGGGCAACCGCCCAGTGAACACATCACCTACACCGAATCCAGACTGCATCATCGAAGCTGCCTCCCTACTCTCGCAACGCGCGTGCGTTGTCGTGAAATCAAAATCAGCGCCCATACGAGGGCGTCCACGCAGTCATCCATTCCGGGAACGTTATGCGCAGTCGGAAACGCCATCATCTCTTCGATGAGGCGCTGTACTCCATTGTGCTCGGTGGGCTCTTCAAGATAGACTCTTAGGTTCTCAAAGAACTTCCGGACTCCGGAAGCCCTCCCCACCTTGTCCTTGCCTTGCGTCTGCATCGGTCGCAGACTCGTAATCATGCCATAGAGACCGGGCGCCTGCTTCATCGCTTGGATCAAGAACTCCATGCCTCCTACGTTCTCGACTCCAATCTGCTCTGGCGCATACGCCTTCTTCAGGTACTGAGCCCTAGCGATGATCTCCTTCTCAGTCCACTGCCCCCGCACCACGTTGCGCACGTAGAAGTACGGTGCCACATACGACAACACCACGAAGGCACAATAGTCATTCTTGAGACCGGCCTTGATGGCGGGATCGAGAGCGATAACCGTGCGCGCTCTCCGGCGCGACTCCAGTGGCAGCTCGTTCCACTTCGCGAAGCGCTCCACCCACTCATTCTCAAAGAACTCACCCAGAAGTAGATCGACCTGGTTCTGATACTGAGTAGCGAAGGCGATAGCACCAATCTCATGCTTGATCTCCCCCAGGACCTTGGTGCTGAACAACTGAGGCCAGTAACTGATCTCCTTGCCAGTCTTCCCGGTCAGCGCCGGAGTCAGGCGCAGGTTCCAGGCGCCATCGTCAGCCCACCCCTTGACGGTCTGGTACCAGTCTCCAGGGTGATACCGGGTGCCACATCCAATAGTTCGAGCCCATGGCTCATGCGTTGGCTTGACAGTGAACTTCCAGAAGTCGTCGATGCGCTTGCGCTGAAGCTCAGTCCGAGCGTTGTCGAGAGTCACATAGTCATCGGCGAGCACTATGTCATAGTGACCACCTGTCACCTTGCTGCCTAGCCCCATCGCGGTAAAGGTGCCTTCTCGTAGGTTGGCGGTGCGAAGGGAAGTGTCGGACTTTGTATTAGTCCAGCGCTTGCCCACTAGGTGACCAAACAGGTCGGTAATGCGCTGGCTCTCCAAGATCTGCTTGGCCTGCCAGTGCAGCTCCTCAGCCTTGTCAGCTGAGTTACCAGTCAGCGCAATGCGGATGTTCCATGGTCCAATCGGATGGGGTGACTCAGGGAACAGATCGCCAATAGCTGGATCCATGTTCTTAGGATCGGCTATCGCCAACCATGTCACAAACAGCAAAGCGGTAGTGGATTTACCACTACCGCGGGGTGCTAACCAGAAGGACCGGGGGTTGTGCAGGAAGTCTTCAAGAGCATCACCGTGGAATGGCTCCACGAACAGCCCCTGGTGTACCATGAGGTTACGGGGGTGACGCTCGATGAATGCTCGGACAACCTCGGGATGGACAGCCGCCAGCTCGTCGAGGAGCTTAACCCTTTCGGCTGGATCTGTCGGTAGATCGATCATTCAACAGTCTCTTCAGATTGTCTCGGATGTCCAGCAGCACCTCCAGCAGGAGCGCCCACTTCGGGCCGAACTGTAAGGCTGTACTGAGTACTTCCTTCCGAGGCCTCATCTCTTGGCTCGGAACAATCCATAAACCTCTCGGAAGCGTCTCCAGCGGCTCAGAGGCTTCTCGCCCTCATCCCACTCGCGGTAGGAACTAGCACCCCAGATACGAACTCGGCCCCAGTACATCCAGGCCAGTTGATTCTGTCGTATCCTTCCGGCGCCCTGCAACCGCAGCTGCGTCATCATATTCTCTCGGAAGTTATTATCGGCCAGCCACCGCGCCTGCCAGGTGCCACCCAAACAACCAGTACGATACGCCCAGTCGTGAATCACGCACGCGGGCCAGAGCTTGTACACCTTCCAAGGTGCGACGATGTACGCGTCTGGGCTGTTGCTGCAACCATCACACTCCCACATCCTCGGGGGCTTCGGTCCAACCAGCGCCTCCCAGTAGGTAGAGCTAACAGCGAGCCGCTCGCCCCCTACAACAAACTCATACGATCTACTCACTGACAGTCACCACGGCCTTCAACCTTGACTGAGCTGTACCACCCTTCACGGTTACCGCCCTTGCTCTGAACGCATGAAACACAGCAAGCGTAGCACTCTGACCAGGCCCTGTACCGATCGTAACGGTGTTGTGTCCAACAGTCACATCGGTTGCAGCTGCCTCAGCGGGAAAGCCTCCCAGCGTGTGCGTGCCTACGCCAGCATCAGTGAGTTCGATGCGACCAGCAGCCTCCTCTCCAGCTAACGCCTTCTCAGCACTCAGGCGTGAGGAGTGTAAGCTCACGGTGTTCTCGTCCACAACACAGATCCAATACAATGTAGCCACTGCCAAGGGGCTCGGCAGCGTATCAGTCGTCGTCAGAGTGACCGGACCATTCACATGGTCGTCGTCATACCCATGACTAGCTGAACTCAGGTTGACACCAGCCCTTGTAACTACTCTAGGTAGCTGGTCTCCAGTTCTAACCTGAAATGACCCATTCTCAACGAGGAGACCAACAAACTGAGTCGCATCGTCCTTATGAAGCACCGTAGCGGTTACTCCCACAACAGCAAGCACCTTATCAGGGAGGAAAGCTGGAATACTTCCCTCTCGGATATCAAGGGACAACTCACCCATTGCGTTGGGTGTACCTATCAACTTCAGATAATCGTGTCGTGTTCTAAGGGTGTCACTCATGGCAGCTTGTTTACTTCACCCTGCCCAAGCTCCTCGAAAGTTAGTCGCCTGGTCTCAGTAGTTTGGCCCTCACCACCTTCGAGCACACCTAATGCTTCAGTAGCGCTCGCATGGTTCTCGGGCCAGTCTTGGGCGCTATTCCTCACCCGCCACGCAAGATCGGGATCGGCATCCAGAACCTCGTTCGGGATCTCCCTCGCCTCCGCAGCAGTGATGTAGCTCTTGTCGTACTTCTGGCGAGCCAGCTCTACATCGCGCAACCGCGCCATCTTCGCAGACGACGCGGGGGTGTAGTCCTGCCCCATCTCGGCAGTACTCAGATTCTTCGAGGGCGGCCCCTGATCGATCTTAGGTGCCAAACTGGATCTCACCACTGACAGCGAGGGATGCTCGTGCCGCGGTCAGTCGGGCCGGATTCTCGGCGCCAGTAAGGCTGATGTCCGCATAGCGGAATGCCATCTCACGCTGAAGCTGCATGACGCCAGAGAGCACGGCGCCAGAGACACACTGCATCCCTGAGGCGACACCACTCACAGCGAGCACGCCACTCATCGACAGGATGTTCACCGCGCGCTGAAGGAACGCGGGATACGTCTCATTCGAGAATGCACTGGTCGCCTGGCCATCGGCTTCGAGGCCGGTGACGGTCGCCAAAACCAGAGTCTCCGATGAGAGTCGGTTGGTGGAAAAGTCGTATACGGGAACTGTTCCTGAAAGTGCCATTGGTACTCCTACTTGAAAAATGCTGCTATTGCAATCAAGACAGCTGCCACGCCAGGCACCGCGCCCCACGCCCTTGCTCGTCCTTGAATCCTTGCTATGTCCACCTGCAACCCAGCGACTCGCGCATCCAAAGCGTCGAAGCGCTTTAGAACGTATGTCTGATAGTCGTTGAGGTTGCCTGGTCGGTTGTCACTCGCACTCACACTCTATTTCCTCTACGTCGGATGGCTCTGGTTCAGCGTCATCAGCTAGCGCAGCGGCAATGCGGCCACGAGTCCTTGAGAGTCGAGCCGCGGCTGGATCCTCATACTGCTGTACACCAGCGCGATCTACGCGCTCTGATAGCGGTTCCTGATGCGCTGCTTGCGCTTGCGCTTGGCCGCGTCGCCTCATTGCAAGAATGCTACAAGGCAGAGAGCATAGGCACAAAGAGCAAGCGCACAGGCCACGAACTCGCACACTGCGGGGTGAATGCGCATTGGCTTAGCGCGCGTTGCCGTGCGTGCCGGAAACGTGGGTGTCCATGGGGACACTCTCTTCGCCACCACCATCGCCAGGTGTGCCCTTGCCGGAGCCGGTCACGGGGCTTGGCCCGCCAACGTGGGTGTCCATGGGGATAGACTCCATGCCGCCGACGGCGCCAGTGGTCTCACCCTTACCGGAGCCGGTCGAGATGACAGCGCTGTTGTGGGTGTCGCTAGGGATGCTCTGAGGGCCTCCGCCCGGAGCTGCTACTTCAAACTGGCCCATGTAAAGGTCTCCTCAATAGATGAAATAAGAAGCCACTGCCAGCCTCGCCAAAGGCCAAGATAAACAAAAGCTCAAGGATGCACGCATCCAAGAGGAGTCAAATGGGCGATAGGCAGTGCTCCTATGCACCCATTACATTAACGATCACGAAGGAGGAAACGCAGGCTCGGTGAGGGAAAGTGATGCGCATATATGGGATTCGAGGGGTGCAGCCTCATGTTGCAGGGGATGCAGCCTCATGTTGCAGGGGATGCAGCCTCATGTTGCAGGGGGTGCAACATTATGTTGCAGGGTGCAACATTCTTGGTCACCATTCGTGAGCCGTTGTTGCATCTATCTGCGGTGCATGGGACGGCACCCCCGCGGGGTGACGTTTTTAGGGGATGGCCCCCCGCGGGGACTGCGCATGAGTTGCACATTGCCTGCCGGTCTATGAGAGAGTCTACGATGATAGTTGCGCACTCCCTGCCTCCCCCTGAGGGGCAAGCCTGCTGCTGGGGCGGCAGGCTCTAAGTGCACGAGCGCACGCTATAGCCCTCGATGGCTGTGCGCCAATACTCTCAGTATTGGCGCATGGGTAGGGATAACGCGGGGTTACACTGGGGGTCTGCCTACGTTGCCCAGCAGCGGTCTCGAATCGACCCCGCACGCACAGCCCCCTACCCTGGGGGAGGGTACCGAAAACCGGGGGATATCCCAATTTGCCTATAAGCTGCGCACGAATGATACGGTACGGGAACGCGCAGATCATGCGCAGCTAGTGTGCATAGCGTGAGAGAGTATGCGAACCCCACTGGTGGGCCTGCTACTGGTGGGCCTGCTACTGGTGGGCCTGCTACTGGTGGGCCTGCTACTGGTGGGCCTGCTACTGGTGGGCCTGCTACTGGTGGGCCTATAAAGAAAGAAGGGCAGGACACCCTACCGTAGGGGGTCCTGCCCTAGATCGGCGCACAGGGGCTAATTATGCGCCTATCAATGCCACTCTACCACCAGTGTGCCGCCGATAGCCTCTTGAGGCGAGTCTTTCTCAGAAGAAATCGGGGGACAGCCTGCCATATCGGCCTATATATCCCTGCCACTTTGAAAACGAAAAAAGCCTGCTGCTTGCTCTCTTCTTCAGCGATCTCTTCTCTTTTTTCATCGGCACAATAAGTGCAGTAATCCAACCCTTCCACCTGCTCCGCTTGCTTTTTATCATGCCGCTCTATGCAAGTATCGCACTCAATACTATCACCCTCTGTGCAATCCTCACACCAGTACACGTCGCCAAATTGCGTTTTTACTTCGGTGAAAGAATCCTTACCCCAGTCGCCGCAAGCTTCGCAGCAGCTGTATTCTTCGAGGCAGGATTCACATACTGAATGATTGTCACCTATGTCGGTTACTTCTCTGTCGGAAGAATACTCGCCGCACTCATGACAGCAAGTATAGTGCACCCTAAGACAATCATCACAAACGTAGTGACAGTCATCTATAACCGTCATAACATCATTAGGGCAAGTCTCTTCACAGTCCTCACAGCAGAATGTATAATCATCCAGACAGTCCTGACACCAGCTAGCACAGCCGAAGCAACCACCCTCGTTCTCAGGGTCATAACCCTCCCCGCACTTCTCGCAGCAGCAGCAGCCTCCTATGCTTCCCGTTTCGGTTTTCATGCTCATATCGCCACATCGACGGAGAACTAGATACTCGTTATCAAGTACGCAAGCGCCCTCGCACCCATCCCAATAGGGGGAAACAAAGCCCCCACCGTCCGCCGCTATGTTAAGTATCCTCGCCCCGTCAAAGGCTCCAGTATCCCCACAGCTATATCCCTCCCGCTCAAGGGCACCCTCTAGCCTGCCCGCATCTCCGAATATTCTAACCCAAATCTTCTTCTCGGGCCAAACTACTGAGCGGGCTGTGACTTCGCCAAAGTCTTTCTCAAGATAGGCGATAGCGAGATCACCAGCGCCATACACGCTAACTTGCTCGGCGCCTTTCATGCAGCTACTAGGCCCATCGGCATAGACCCTAACGATATCTTCAGGGGTGGTCGCAAGCTTGAAGCCCAGGTTTTCACAGTATTTAGCGAAAACCGCAGCGTAGCGTTGAACCTCGGTATCTGGTAAAGCCGGAAAATTACTCTTGAGATACTTACCGGGACGCATACGCGTCTGTCTATCCTGCTCGCCCATCGAGTCATCCGACGTGAAGGCTATCTTCGAATCATCCGCCGTTGAAACGTGCGCGTAATGATTAAGAAAAGCCTCACTGAAAATCCACCAGTCTTCATCGCGCCAAGGTAGGTGGGTGTATTCCCCCGTATCAAAAAGAGCCTGCTCGCGTTTTCGCCACTCACTCCGCATCGGATAGCCCCCGAGTTACTTGACGTTATGCCAGCCTATCGGCCAAACAGCCGCCAAGCTTTAGCTTGCACATTAGTTGCGCATTGGTGTGTAAGCGAATAGCGCGCCGCTATGGCACGCTACCCTTGATACCTAGGCTTAGAACCAGTCTACTATAAAGATCAACCCCCACATACCTAGAAGAAGAAGAAAGTACTGATGAAAAGCGGGAAAACACTCCCGCTGCTGCTGCTGCTGCTGCTGCTGCTTTTGAGCAAAAGCAGCGTCATCATATGCCAACTCACCGGTTTTTCGAGTCATATCGTACTATCCCCATATCACAATAGCAACATAAAGAATAACATATACAAGAACAACCTTCACCGCTAGAGAATCGCTCCATAGCTTGCGATCCCGCCGTGCGCCATAATATCTCACAGTAGCCCCCTATCCCTGTTATCCTCCCATGCGGCTGAAGTTAAATAGATATAGTCTATATCTTTTCAATCAGCAGTGTCCAGACCCACAATGGCGCCAAGGCGCAAATTGCGAACGCCGTGACTGCGACCACGAAGTTTTTTGCCGTCATCTCGTTCTCCCCTTTGTTATAGTAGGCTTATCGGTCGAACAAACTAAGACTTTAGATAAAACAGTCCTCCTATTAAATCACTTCGCTTCATTCTTGGGGGAGCACTCAAAGCAGTTTCTAAATGCCCCTATCCTTAGGTCACCCCCCATCCCTGAATGCCGATGGCCACAGCTGAGAATAATAGTTACCCAGTAACCATCATTTCGCAGGGCTACAATAGTCCGCCTAACAAAGGTCATCAAAAAAACCTCCAGTCTATAGGGGCTTATCGGCCAAACAAACGGGGCTTGAGAGATATCGGTGAAAAAAGCGAAAATAGCTTGAGTACGCAACTAATGCGCAACTCAAGCTGTGCGATTGTTTGGCCGATATAGCGAGAGCGATAGGAGTCTATCGAGGGGGCTAATAGAAGGTTCCAGTATTACTGAAAAATAACATACAATTCTTTCCCCGGGGGAACATGCCCTGGGGTTACGCTTGACATTTTTTCAAGGGGGTGATCTCGGTCGCTCCCCATGGGGAAGGAAACGAAAAACGAGGGTACTTCCGGAACGCGCAAGTAACCGGCAGTCTCAGTAACGCGCAGCGGATGTGCAACTCTGGCTGCAAGTACTGTGCAACTTCAGCGACACAAGGTAGGGTCACTCTCCAGTCTGAAAGTCTGAAAAAAGCCCGAGCGTTTTCTAAAACGACCAAAAAGTGGCTTTTTTTCATGAAAAGCTGATTCAAGAAAATCGGAAAATTTCGGCGAGATCAACATACTTACGCATGTTAGCGGAAAAATGAATCGAAAACAACTCTCCAGTGTAGTACTGGATAGCATGCTAGAATAATCCTAGCCGATATAGTCAATGCAATCTGTTAAATGATAGCATAGCTCGTCAACTGATCTTCTGGCCACCAGTCCACCAAGGTATCAATAGTCGCCCACTCATGCTCTATCCAACGATCCTCACCTACAATAAGCAGACGTGATTGACCACCATGTTTGATGACTTGATCCAGAAAGAACTGCTGCGCCCTGGTACAGGATGACCGGGGGGTACCCTTTTTTGAATGCTTTATCGCAGAATACGTCTTAGCCTCGATGAATAAGAGTCCCTCACCCCAGCGCCCCACCAGCCAATCGGGCACACCACTGAGTGTTGAAGCAGGCAGCTTCTGGTACCATTGCCTCTTGGCGATACCAATGGCTGCCCACTTGTCTCCACGCTCTCGCTCGGGGCCGCTAGCCACTCCTGTGCGGCGTCCCAACTACGCGCAGAATGGCACTCTGATCATCGTCCATCCAGAGCATGAATGACTCATAGGCTGCTCGACTCGAACCGACACCAAGATGCTTTCCGATCAACCCAGCATACATACCAATACCAATACATCCTATGACATTGTGCGACCAGTTGGCACGGTGTAGCAGAATATAGGTACGATCCGGTACGTCGATAACCTGGTAGGCATCGTAGCCCCCTCGATTATACTCTCTAAGACTGAGATAGTACACGCCGACAGGGATACAAGATACGCCTACAGCGTTGTTCAACCAAGGTCGCTCTACTGTATAAAGCGTCGGCCCAGCGCAGCCACGCGAATCCTCAGTGCTCATCCTCCCTAGTGTGGTCACACCATCGTCAATGAAACGGTCTAGCGTTAAAAACCTCATGCGCTACTCCACGGATCTCTCCTGCCATATAGAGCCACACCATCACAGCCCCAGTCCTTTGGCAGCTCCTCTTTCACTGCCCATGACTCATATGCCACCTTCGGCTCCACCACCATGGGAACCAGCGACTTCTTACCCGCCTTGACCATCAGCTTGGAGATAGCCTGGCACACCTCTTTGGTCACTGCCTCCTTCTTGACTCGAAACATCAGCTCATCATGAATCGGTACCACCATCTTCCAATCATCGTCGAGACCATTCTGCTGGAGATAAGTATCGATGGAAACGATCGACCGCAACAGCAGCTCACGCTCACTGCGCTGGACGATGTAATTCATCCCCTTGAAGCCACCATCCAGATAGACACGAGCACCTCCTATGGTGCGAATGAAATCCTGATGGCTATACTTGCTCGGCTTACCGGTGCGCCGCAGCCTCTCCTCGACAAAGATCTTGACACGCCCCAGCTCGGTGTATGCCTTGTTCCAGAAGATATCCATGAGCTTGTAGGCTGTCTTCCAATCGCTGTTGATCATGTCGGAGACCTTCGCTCCGCCAGCACCAAACGGGATCGCAAAGTCTACGTTCTTGGCCTTGTCTCTATCCAGCTCAACGCCGAGACGCTCACACGTCTCCAGCATGATGGTGTGTGGATCAAACTCCACACCCTCGTTGAGGAAGCCCTCGACGAGATTCATTCGCTGCGGTCGGCTGTTGTAAGTCTCCCACCCACCAGTGTGAATGAACTTGCGGCACGCAGCCTTGTCACCTTCCGGTCCATGGGGTGCTTTACCCTTGCAGCTCCCACGCTTGCCCATGGTACAACCCCATGTGAACCGGTACCCGAACGACGGAGGAATGGCAATAGCGTAGTGACCCATCAGGCGCATCTGGCACCCGCTATAGTCGAACATCACGAAGGCATGCTCCTCACCAGGCTGGAAGCAATGCCTCACGCTCTTCACCTGATTCTGATAGGCCACCTCGGGGCTCTTGTCCTTCTTCGGCTTCGCTGTGTTCATGACAGCGGGCTTCTCGGAAGCAAACCGCGTGGTCACGGCAGCAAGAGGTGATAACGTAGTGTGTACGTTTCCTGTCTCACCAAACGCAGTCAGTGGGCGGTAGAAGGAAGTCAACTCCTTGTTCGCCTTGCGATAGTCTCCGATAAGGTCGAGCAGCCGCGCAGCGTCCTCCGAGGTGAGACCACTCTCCAGCTGAACAGCCCCCTCTGACACCAGCTTGGTCCGGACGTGTTTTAGCGTTGCCTTCTTCGTGTCTCGATTGCCACGATACGTCGGCAGCTTCAGCTCATCGTACAGCTGACCAGCTAGCGTGGGGCCATGTCCGAGGTTCAGTATGATACCAGCGAGGGCGTGGATCTCAATCACGAGATCCTCTACCTCCTTCTCCTTCTGGCCAGCTCGCTCGATACACATCGCCTGATCCACGGGCATGCCGCGCTTCTCCATCCCAGCTACGATGCGCCGCTCCTGCTTATGCAGAGCAAGCAGCTCACGAATGGGTGCCTCCTGATACGCCTCTCTCGCTCGACACACCGCAGCCACCTTCAGCAGCAAGCGCGTGTCCATGCAAGCGTAGGGCGACACCGCGGTGCGCAGCGGGAGCATGCTCCAGTCGTTCAGCATGGCGGAGCCCTTACCCAGTGCCCGCCTGGCCTGGTTCAACAGCCCCTGCTCGTCCGGATCCACACCACACCACGTCTCGCCCAGATGCTTCAACGAGTGCCCTCCGTGGACGAAGCCACCCTTCCCCTCATTCAGCTTGTCGTCCCAGAGATCCACGGGCCTCGGGTCGGTGAACACCGATAGCGCCTGGGTGTCCTCCATCCGATCCCAAGGCAGCTGGATCCCATCCACCAGCATCATCCGCGTGTCAAAGGGCCAGTTCTGTGCCAGCCACTCCACGTCGGGGGCATCGAACATGGCCTGGATGAGCCTCAACACACCAGCGAGCGGGAGGTTGGGGTCAGCCTCGCCATCTAGCTCCCACGTACCATACTCAGTCACACCCTCCGCGTTATGGAGGCGCTCCACCCACTCCCGCCCCTGATTCTTCTCGTCTGCGACGATCTGCTCCTCAGACCGGCGCCAGTCGTAAGGCACATGCCGAACAGGAGCGTAGAAGTCAACCTCCGTCCCCTCAAGGTCATAGCTGACGCTGAAGCCGCAGAAGCGGGTGTCGGTAGCCCAGCTCGTGAAGCGCTTGTCCTTCACCTCGGTGGTCTCGGTGTCGAAACCAGCCTGCGCGACCCTGCGCTCCAAAATCGGGGTAAGTACCTCTTCTAGCTGGGAAATTGTCTCGATCAGTCCAGTCTGCACGCTCTCTCCTCTTTGAATACCTCGTGAGGGTAGCCCATTGATTCAAAAGGGCAACTTCATAGCTTGATTACGTCAACATGATAAAAACAGGGGGTGTGCGGGCAGCTTTCGTGTGCCCGCACGGGCACTTTTCTCCTTCGATCTCAGTAACTTACAGCGACTTGAATCGCTTGGGTGTGCGGGCACACGAAAACTGCCCGCACAGGCTAACCACCTGTTTTCTCTCAAGAAAGTACACTGCTGTGCGGGCGTGCGGGCAGTTTCCGCCCTTATATATAATAATATATATATATATATAAATGGACGAGTTGTTGGTTTTGGGCTCTCACATTCAGGTTGTACCTTGAGGGGGTACCATTTCCGGAAACTGCCCGCACGCCCGCACACCTCACCGCTTTCCTCAATGATATCAAGGACTTAACCCCGTGCGGGCTAAAATCGGTGCCCGCACACCCCCTGTGCAACTCACCGGCCTAACCCCGCTAACCCATTCGTCTTTTTGCCCGTGCGGGCTACTACCCTCTGTGCCCGCACACCCCCGACTCAAAAGCCCTCTCCTCGCGTTTCAGCCCGTGCGGGCAATGCGGCAATGCGCACCAAGCCACCTGCCTAATTATTAGGCAGCGTCGTATTCTTCCAGCACTATTTTCAGCTCCCCCATTTCATAGTCTGATCCAGCATCTGCCGTGAGGACAGCCCGCGCCGCATCGATAACGCTGGATGTGAGCTGGCGCCGATGACATCCACGTTCAAACTCAGTAGGCCCGCGCCCCCTGGCGCGCTTTTCCCGCTTCTCCGGTGAGTGAATACCGCAGAAGTCACCATACTTGGCCGGGTTCGAGCACTCAAACATCTGAGTGTAGTGCGGTGGCCTTGAGAACGTGGCCACACACCCCTTCTTGTCTTTGCTCATACTCTCTCCAATGCGGCAAGGAACTCCATGAGCTGGACGCAACCAGCCTTTGCTTCATCCATCGAGTCGAAATACTTGCTCAGCTTGACATCGCCGATCCACTCACATCCGAGCCAGCTTGGCCCCGGCCATTCTTCCGCATTTCGGTTCGCCTTGAATTCGACCCTTGCCTCGACGTATGGTCCATTCCGCTCCACTTCAAACCGCGCGCTCTCCTTGGTCGTCACCTTCTGATGATCTTGGTAGTGAGGGTAGACACCCTCCCATACTAATTTAGACATTTTTCGCCTCCCTTTCAGCCCCATGTGCCCTCTCGCAGTCGCAGTGCTCCATGCAGCAATTATCGTTGCAGTTACAATCAGTCTTCTTCGCCACCTCCCTCTTGAAGTAGAACGTGACGATAACGCTCATGACTCTCTCAACGCTGACGACAGACATCAATTTCCACCCCTCCTGCGCTTGCGCATTGAGGTATCTCTCTTGACTCCTATTCGACGGTCCAACTAGGGACCACACCTTGTACTCCCACATCACTCATCCGCCTCATAGCTCACAGACAAGAATGCCATACGTCCAGGGAATTTCATTAGCAAGTTCCTCAGCGGCTGGTACACATACGAGTGTCTCTCAAGAATCGGACTGCTGCTGGTTTTGCCCTTGTACACCAAAGCACCCACGACACCATCGTACTTGACCAAGTAGGCGTCAATGTCCTCCTCAGTGCTCAGGTGGAGGGTGATTTTATCTGCTGTGATGCCGAAGGCTTCCTCAATCCATTCATAGCAAATGATGCCACTCCATATGTTTGAGGGTCTTGCATAACTCTTACCCGTAGAACGCCTCGTTAGTTCAACATCAATCTTCATTGCTCTCTCCTTTCATCTTGGATAGCATTCTACCACAGCTCGCCACTACCTTCCGGTCAGCCTTCCTCGACAGCTCTGCCCACCGGGTCAGCAAAGAGGCAATGCACTCGTCGATGACACTATTTCGAGTGACACTGCTCTTGAGGCGCTTGAAGTACCACCACGCCCATCTAGGTTCAGATGGGTGCTGCACAATCACATGCACCAGCTGCCAGCCGAGGTCGCCACGAGTCTCAAGGATCACCTGCTCATCCTTGCCGTCGATCAGCATCTCAAGCCTCTCGTATTCATACTTCAATCCTTCACCTCCTCGGCGATGATCTCGGTAATTATCGGATCTTCGCACTCATTGGTACAAGAGTGGCAGAGGTATACATCAGCATCCGAGGCCTCATTGCTGCGAAGTGCTTCCTTCTTGCTCTTGGCTTCTACTACACCGAGGTCCTTCGAGCTACTCACTATCGCTGTCAGTCGAAATTTCATTGATCAGTCCTCATCAAAGGGGAGTTCTAGGGCCAGCTGCGCTCCCATCTTGGCCACATCCAGCTGACGCTCCGCAGAGATATCTTCAGGACAGGTGATCACTACTGCGGCATTCTCCTCAAATCTCACATGCCTCCTCTCCAGCAGAGAGAGCATCGCAGCAGCCTCATCAAGCTGATCAGCAGCCTCACCCGCAGAACACTGGTCCGCCCTTAGGCGCTCGGCGGCGTCCTTGAACTCAGCTAGCATAGTGTCAATGCGGCTCCGCCTGATCCTCTCGGGCCGGAGCACTTCCAGCCCCGCCACTATCCCTAGCGGAGCAGAAACCATCCCATCGACAATAGGATACTCCCCCTGAGGTGCCTCCTCGGTGGGGGTGCAGCCCTGGTTCAGCTCAGCTTTCCTTCTTGCAATGATGACTTCCTTCTCCTCTTGAGGTATGTCGCTCTCCCTGATGCCTCTCTCGATCATCTCGGTGACTGATTCAACATCACCCTCAACATCATGGTCAATTTGCTCGGGCATGATCTTCTCCTTCATCTGTTATAAGATAATCGCACACATGACAGCCTTCCACAGGACAATTGGCCGCCAAGTCTCTGAGTGTCGCCGAGCAACGATCGTATCCGTAGTTCCATGAGTCGATTGCATCCTGTGCGGCGTCGGCTTTGGGTCTTCCAACCTTGATGATCAGTGCGATGGCGATGACGCACAGGGGCCATGAGACCTGTACCAAGAATTCCATCCAGTTCATCTTTTCTCCTTATCGGTTGGGTGTTGCCGCAGCTTGAGTTTTCTCAGCTTCCTTAGCAAAGGTGATCACTTGCACTCGGTGGCCGCACACATTACAGTATTTGAAGCTGGCCATCCATGCAGGCTCAGCGAAGAAGCTGTGGGGCTGTATCTTTACACACTGGCTACAGTGGCGCAGGCAGTCATCGAGGAAGGTGGGGAGTGGCCCCACGACGTTCAGCTCTTCCAGCAAATACTCAACTAGTAGGCTACTCCCTCTGCGGTTCATCAGACACCGCCCAGCTTTCTGGCTGCGAGTGTCGAGTAGCCGGACACCGTAGTCAGGAAGGATTTCTGCCAAATCCAATTATCCAGCATGAAGCAGCGGTGCTGATCCTGGTCGAAGGTGATTGTTTGATCGTCAGAATCCTCCAGCATACTGATCATTGACTTGTAGTCTTCGGAGTGATCCTCAGGGGTGACGAGGTTGATGTTGATGGGGACGGCGCCCTCCCTCGCAAACAGCTCCTCCAGGCCCTGATTGAGCATGTTCTGCGCGTGGTCACGGTAGCCTTGAACCGCTTCCGCGTGGATCTCTTGGTGCTCGACCAAGTTCACCTTCATCCGGTCGATCACTGCTTGGGTGTCAAATGTCATTTGAATTGTGTTCATGTTGGCTCCTTGTTTTGCAGGCACTCGAACAGCACACTGCCGTCCTCATACACCGTCATGTGAGGGTTACACTCCACCAATGGGTCCGAGTTGTGAGTCTTGAAACTCCACAACGCCAGTCCACGTCGTGACCCCCACGAGGTGGCCATCCATGATGTACCCGCAGGCGATGGAGGCAACGCGGGCATGACGCAGTGAGAGCAACGGGATCATCACATCCTGCTCGGGTGAGAGGTCCGTCCCAGCGTAGACGTGGGAGCCATCCACTTCTACAGCACAGTCGATGGTGCTGGTAGGGAAGGGGGTGCCTGACTTGTAGGTGTTCGGCGTGCAGAAGGTGAGGTTACCAGACTTGGCGTCGATCACTGGCCCAAGGGGGTAGGTACACTCCGCCAGCGCCGGGGAGGCGAGGAAGAGGAAGAGCATGAATAGCATAAGAACAAGGGTTTTCATGTTGGTTCCTTTCGTTTGGGTTTACACTACATGGTCAGGAGTGGAGGGATCGAACCTCCGTACCCGGGGTCACAACCCGGTAGATTGGCCTGCTATCCTAACTCCTGATCTTCTGGCGGTTCAGGGGTCTCATCCTCGTCGAGCCAGTAGGTTACTTTCGCTTGCTCTCGCATGTGATCTCCGATCAGTATAGCTTCGCGCCAGCGTCCTAGCCAGAAGCCAGCGTAGGGAAAGTTGAGCTGGTAGTTCTCCGATGCTGCGTGTGCGAACACGGGGCGGTCGGGGCGCGCATCGGTTACGACTTGATACGGTCCTGTGTCCGATACTGGTAAGCGCTCATCTACACTGATCCATTTCGGCATGGGAACTCCTTCTGAGTGGTCGGGATGGCAGGATTCGAACCTGCGGCCTTCCGGCTCCAAACCGGAAGCTCTGGCCAGACTGAGCTACACCCCGGGGAGGTCATCAATTATTTTGCAGATGGAACAGTCTTCTCCACCCTCGCATGGAATCTTGTATACGTCAATCGTGGGATGGATCGGGACGTGGCCGCAGGTATCACTCTGCATGTCCCCCCAGCAGATAGGGAGGCCCAGTCTCTCAGCACCCGCTCTCTCGTCGGGGGTGAACTTACGGTGGCAGGTTTCACTTGCGCACACGGCACTGCAAAAGGTCTTGTCTTTGTAGCAGATCACTTTTGCCTCCGATCGTCCATAGCTTTTCTGAGCCCGGGCCAGTCCTTACGCCGATCTCCTCGCCTCGGCCAGTCAGCTACGCTGCGCTTGCTGATGCGCCGGTTGACTCTGGCAATGCTCCTGCGATTGAAGGAGGTGCTCTCTTCATTGCGCCGCTGCTCCACGCGCCGATCCTTCACCACCCCCTGCTTTCTCAAGGCGTTCAGCAGCTCCTTGGCCTCGTCGGACAGTTTGATCTCTACCACCAGCGTGGCCACCTGCTTGCATGTCTTGGTGTGAGTCCGCGAGTGCTCCAGGGTCTCGCTGTTCCATGAGTCTCTGTAGCGCTCACCCGCGTCGATGCCGACACCACAATCGGCACACACCCACGGCTTGGATGCGGTTCTGATCTTGGATATTGTTCTACCTCTTCTCATCTCTTCTCCTTCAGTGCGTCGAGGAGGCGACGCTGGCAACGCCCACAGTATCGAGCATCGACACATGGGTTCAGGTTGTTTCTGATCTCAATCGCTCGGCGACCTGCCTGACGTAGCTGGAGGCAGCCATCACAATAGTAGGCGTGCTTCATCCTTACCAGCATGATGGGCTTGATGCTGGGATTTCGATTGAGGGGTGTGACTCTCTTGTCAGGCATCAGCGCCTCCGAAAGAGTGTGGCGTGTACTACCACAAACATGAGACCGGCCAATGCCAGGCCTAGCCCAATGTGGTCAACGAGAGTAAGCGATTCATACCACATCAGAACAACTCCGGCGCATTCTTCTTGGTTTCAGTGATGCAGCAGGCTCTTAGTCTCCGGAAGTTGACCGTCGGGAACTTGAGTTTCTTGACGGCACTCCACAGCTCCTCAGTGACCACGCAGTGGAATATGGTCTCCAGGAGCCGGGGGATGATTGTTTTTCTGTTGTTTTCGAGGATGGTTAGGTACTCGGATCTAACATGCCTTCCGATCAATTTTGAGTAAGACCAAACGATCTTCGCCAGCTCCTTATCGACTAAAGCCCGAGTTATACAGCTCTGAGCAATGACGATCTCCGGTTGGACGGCACCCTCCTTGACGGTAGTTCCAAATTCTCTCTGATTGCTTTCCTTGAACTCGTTGTTCACGATCTTAGCCCAGGGCTGGCGCCCGTACTTGTTCGTCCAGCTGTAGTTCTTGAGAACGATGCCCTCGCCGATACCCCTGCCATCCGCGATGAGGTAGGTGTTGGCTTGCACTTGGGCTCTGAGCTGATCCTCGGTTGGGTTGTTTATGATGCAAAGAGGCTCGATCACTGGGATGTTCTTTGATAGGCACCAAGGGGCGTACTCAGTGTAATGGAGATACCCCCTGGTTTGCATGTCCCAGATGTCAAAGATGTAGAAACGCCTCCAGGCGTCGTATCTATACGTTCTGAGGGTATGTGGGACTAACCACTCCCCATAGATGTTGTGGTGCATGAACTTGTGTAGCAGAGAGTCGAAAGTTGGAGAAGATTGTGCCATCTTGAAAAAGTTGTGGTTGTCCTTCTCTGCTGAGAGCACCCTGTTTCGTGATCCAGCACAGCCAACGCCTAGCTCACTCAGCCAGACACTGGCGTTGGTGCCATCCAGCTTGGGAAAGACGTACACCTCGCCGATGTCGATGCCCTCGACTTCGCTGTTGCCATACCTCTCCACATGGTCGAACTTTCTAAACAGGCTGGTCATTGGCTTCCTCTGTGCTAGTCTTATTCAAGTTAATCACCTGAAATTTCGGCGATTTTTCCGGATCCATATATTTCGTTACGCACACCACGTAGCCAGGCGGCAATGCGGCAACGTATTCAATGTTGCACCCGCAGAAGGGATCATCTAGATTTATATCGTGATCGTTGAGGAGCCTGCGGAATCGCATTCCTGTCCAGAGTTCTGACGACACCAGGAAGTTCACCAAACCACAGTCACTATCCTGAAGCAGCTTGATCGCCTCCTTGATCTTCTCCATAGTGAGTTCTCCCGCCCCTGCTGTGTTGGTTGAGGAGTTGAACACTGGTCCATGACCGTCAGAACCCAACCAGCCCACCGGATCATACTCAGCCTGATATAGGCGGTCGCTCTCCTCCATGTGGGCGAGGCAACAGAGTGCCAGGCCCGACACCTTCGACACGTAGAGGCCATCGTCGGTAATCGAGATTGGTCGAGTGCAATATCCGCAGCTAATCGGCATCAGTCTGTGGGCTCAATTTCAAACTGCTCCTCAGTCTGCTCAGCCGCGGGGCAGGCTTCGATTATGTATCCCTCGGCAGCGGTAGCGGCAGCATATTTCTCAATCAATCTCGACTGCTGCGCCACCGTGGCGATCAGATCCTGGCAGCGCTTGGTGAGCACACCATTCTCCTTGACAACCCTGGCGTGAGACTCGTCGATCTCGTTCAGCTGATGGGTGAGGAAGCTGATAGTCATCTCCTTACCGGCCACGTTCTCACGGGCTTCACCGCGCATCTTGCCCAGCATCCGGATGCGCGTTCTAATGTTGGGGGTCTTGCAGTGAAGATCCGTCATCCCAAACTCATCCAGCTCCAGCGAGGCCAGATTCATCTCGCGGTTGGCGCACTTGGTCACCTCGATCTCAGCTTCAAGCAGTCTGGTGAGGTAATCAAGGCAGATGTCGGTGCGGGTGTGGCCGCAGACTTTCAGTTGGCAATGCTTAATCATCTTGTTTTCTCCTGTGGTGCAACCGAACACGACTGGTGAACGGTACAGGTTGGGTGCTCGCTTGGTTTGATGGGGCTTCGGATACGGCAAACATCCCCGTCAATGAAGATCACCTGGCAGATACCACAACGCTCCTCTTTATAACCTTTCCAGCTCCATGTGAATGGTCTGCCGTAGAAGAAGTGTGGGTCTATCGGGTCGGGGGTCTCGCCCAGCTTGCGCTTCAGCTCACGGATCTCCTCAGCCTGCTCGACGACCTTCATCCTGAGGCGCCCGATGTAAGTGTCCATCAGCTCTCCTTCCTTATTTCAACGTCGTCATATTCGTAAGTGGCGCGGATGAATAGCTCACCATTTTCGGCCAGCCACTGCTCAGCGGCGTGCTGGGTAGCGAACTTCTTGAACTGGAACTCACGCCCAGGATTCGTGATGCACCATCTCTCCGCAGGATCGCGGGCGCTCTTGTCCTCAATGATGAGGGCCGTTGTGGTTGCGATGATGGCGAACTTCATTGCTTCTTCCCCTTCTTGTAGCCTCGATTGCTCGGCGGGATACCACTGATCTTGGTGACATCGCGTCTTGACGCATCAGTCGGCTTCACCAACTTGATGCGCGAGGCACTGATCGTCCCAGTACTATACTTTCCCAGCACTCGGTAGTCAATGACACCCCCTGGATGTCTCTCAGTGAACCCAGTACAGAGGATCGTGACCTTGCCATTCGCTCCCTTCACTGCGCTCCCATCAGTCCGGAACAGACGCGCCTCGGCGCGCTCGATCAAGGGGGCGCCGTCAATCCCCACAGGGTGCTTGGTCTGGTCGTGCTCACTGATCTCGTGAGTGTGAATCATGTTGGAGTGCAAGGCCTGGCGCACTGGTCCCTCACGCATTGTGAGTGGGGCTTCGATTCCATTCCAGTAGGGTGGCGCATCACCCGCGCCTAGAGTGTATAGCTCATACCTAGCGCGGCCCAGCTCAGCACTTCCAAAGTCAAACACTTTGAATACTGACTGGTGGAACTTGATGGCCTCTCTCACGACCTTCAGCTTCTCAACTCTGTTCATACTATCCTCGGTTCTCCGGAGTAGACGCTACTCGGGATGGTGACACACTCTTTTCCGAACAGCGTGCCGGGGTGAGTTGGTTGCTCCCCCCGGATGGCGCGATCGTTCGCTCCTTCCCACTGACTCTGCGGGAAGAGCATAGGGCTACACTCCTTGAAATGATCGATCAGGATCTCAAAGTCATCAGAACCAATGATGATCGTACTATCGGGGATCATCTCGCGCAGGTTGTGCTGGAGCTGATCCATTAGACCACAGAGGATCTCCTCAGGCTTCTTCCTGCGGGGAGTCAGAGCGCTCATCCCATCATGATTCTCAACTATGTTCATTGGCTTTCCTCTCTTGCCAGGCAACAAAGCCTCATTTGTTCCACATTATCAGCATAGGCATGGTTATCAACAGTCTCCAGCGTGCACGTAACCACATGAGCATGAGAGGGTTTAATCCCAATGGAGGATAGAGGACTGAATTGCCCGCGATGCTGATCATCACTAGTCAGCATATTAGGGCTGCCAAGCTTCAGCTCAAACATCCCGCAACCGAGGTTGTCCACGCACATCCCTACGACATTGACCCGGTTACTCACTGATTCTCCTTCTGTCCTTGGGCAAGGAGGGCAACGCGCGTCAGGTGGTCGATGACTCTTTGACCCTTCGCGCTAACCTCGGTGCCTTTGTTCTTCGTCCATCCCAGCCTAATCGCTGCGTCTATGGATTGGTCTTGCATATGTCCTGGGAGCTGGTCCCAGGTGTTGTACATTTCTTCGCCTTTCGACGCCATCATGAAGAGTACCAGCGGCGTGCCAAGGATGACTAGCTTACTCATCGCGGATCCTAGCCTTCGCGCGGTAGTGGCCGTTGTTCTCCCCCATCAGTGAGCAGCCCGTCACCTCCATGTCTGCTAGCTCGCCTCCCAGCATCTGCGGCAATGGCTCGCCGACAGTCGGGCAGAGGGTCACCAGCATGGTCTTTCCATGTACCTCGCGCTCAGCAGTTGGAAGCGCATACCAGTCAGCCTCTCCCCCGACAACCTCCTTGATGCACCGACCTCCCCTATCGAATTGTCGCTTCCTTGCCATGGTACCTCCGTGGAGGGGCACTGCCAGGTGCTCGGTGAGGGAGGAGAACGGCCCTCCCTGGCAGTGCCCGCTC